TCTTTTTTTGTTTTAGTTTACTGCTAAACCTGTTTCTTCTGTTTCAAAATCATCTGACAATGCAGACACATCTGTAAACTGCGGAAGTGTTTTTGTATAAGAGATTTTATACGGTGCTTCTCCCTCTTTTGGTGCTGAATTGATTGTATACTCCGGTACACGGAATACATCATCCTCTGAACTCATTGCAACTGGTGTTCCTTGACAGTTAGGATATGTGATTTTCTCATATCTAACAATCTGACCACTTGCATCATATTGCGCAGAATAACAATCGAGTTCAAATACTTGTCCTTTGTCTGTACTTCCTGCAACTGGCGGTGTGTATGTTAATGTATCCCCTGTACCACTTACTGTTCCACCTTGCAGAATCTTAACAAGTTCTGGAATGAATACATTATCTGTCATTGTAATTTGATGTCCGGTAATTGTAGTAGTTGCTGGCTTCTGTGCAATCAATCTTCCGAGTTTTACAAGTTTAATTGCATCCGTTGTTTCTGTTTGCGGTTCAACTGCGATTTTATTTGCTGTATCTACCGCAATCTCTGTTGCATTAGAATCATCACCATCAGCCATTCCAACTCTTACAACTACAAGTGCAACATCAATGGTTGGGATTCCAACTGCTTTTTTCTGTGCTTTCGGCATTGCTCAATTCCTCCTAATAACTTTCTATTTTTCTACAGCCTTGGTATTGAAATGATACCATATGTGCGTTTTTATCTTCATCATAAAAACTTGCTGTTTCATTTCCAACATACATAACAAGTGGAAATACTTTTTTCATTTTTTGTTTTGTTTCAAACATGAAACTTTCAATTCTTCCATATCTATTCGCTGGAATATATAACATAATTGTATATAGCGGTCTTTCACTTGAAACTGATTGTTGCTCATATGTTCCTTCTGATTTTACCACAACATATTCTTTTATACATTCGCCTTTATGCTGTGACGGATAGTATACTTCTGTTCCATCTACAGCTATAGCATCCCTAATTTGCTCTATAATACTTTTCATTTGATGTACCTCAATAAGTCCTTATAACCGTCTAAAACTTCCTTAGAACATGCATTAACAGTTGGCTGTAGAATAGCAAATCTTCTTTCATTACATAACTCTAAATATATACCATAGTCAACTCCATGACCTATATATATTCTCGTTCGCATTTTTCCTATTTGCTCAACCCATCCTGTTAGCCTTTGTCTTGCATGTCCTGTTCTGTCCGTCCATGGTCTGTTCTTCTTAGCATAGTTCTGAAACTTTTTTGCACCACTTGTCGCAAACATTTTAATTGCAGCTTGTGATTTTGTTTCGGCTCTCTCTAAATTATCTAACAACTGTTTCGCGTCAATTCTAATTGTTCCCATTCAACACCAACTCCATTGATATGTCACAAACAATGTTAAACTCTTGTATATTATTCTTCTCAATAATCTTATAAGTGTTTTCATTTATTTGTATTATATCTCCATTTTTTATTAAAACAGAATCATCATATGCAACCATTAATTTTGGCTGTCCTTTTGAATGTGTTTTAGAACCATCTGAAATGCTTTTTGTTATATATCCCTTTTGTGTATGAAACAATCCTTGTACTTCTACAACTTCCTCTTGTTTGTCGGTATCTTCTCCATAGTTGTTTAATACTGTTCTTTTAACAACATAACTTCTGCCATGTGTTTTTATCTCACGTTTTACTTTGTTTAGTTCTATCTGTAACATTTTCTCATTCATCTTAGCACCCCACTGTTTACAGAAACAAAGTGGGATGCAAGCATCTTGAAATAACTAGAACTATCTTTCGTGGTTAAACCACTTACATCCAACCCTGTTACTTCTGCTTTGATTATTAAACCATCATAGCTTGCTTTTCTAACATCACCGTTATTTTTTTCTAATAGATATTGTAATTCATCCACTTCGAAATATGGTGCTTGTTTTTCTCTCAAGTTGAATTTTAACTGTTCTAGATTATCCATATACTCACCTCCCACTTTTGTTTACATCTTACTCTGCTGGATTGCTTTCTGAATAATTTGTCTTGCTTCTCTTACATTTTTAGCTTTTGAAGTATCAATGTTATATTTCTCTGCATACTCCATAAGCTGTTCTTTGTTCATTTCAGAAATCGGAATTGTATCAACTGAATCATCTTCTTCAATCTGTTCATCTTCTACAATATCATCAATGTTTTGTTCTGTTTCGTCAACAATAACATAACCATTCTTCTTGAACATTGTTTCATACGAATTTCGACTTACCTTAACAGTATGCTCACCTTTCATAATATTAACCATTGCCATGTTTATTCCTCCCTTACGCTACTACATCAAGAATATATACTTGGTCTGCTGTTGGGAAATCTGGTAAACAAATCATTGTAACTTTTGTTTCTACGGTTACTGGGTCAACCTTTGTCATTGTTGTAACTGCAACTCCTGTGTCTGTAATTGAAACATTTGCAACATTACTTGACATAAGGTCTGATTCTTCCGGTGTTGTACCAAGCCATGTGTTTCCGAGTTTTCCTGTTGGGAACATAACAAAAACATCTTCTGGAACATATCTCTGAACTACTCCCTCTTCATCTTTGTATCGTTTGTCATATACTACAATATCAATTCCGAGTTCATCTTTAACGAACTGTTTAACTTTTGCATCTGATACAAAACCAACACCATCCGTCATAACATAGATAGATTTCTTAATTTCTGTATTTGCTCTGATATATCCGAACACCTTTGAAGAACATATTGCTCTTTCAACTGTCACACCAGTATCATCAACGATTTTTGTAATACCTGTTCTGATATCATCAAGAATTGTTGCTGATGGGTCACTCCAACTCTTTGTTACTGTTACTTTATGGCTTTCATCTACACCATAATCATACTCATAAACCTGTCCATTTCCTTTCATAGAAATCGTTCCTGTTGTGAGCATCATCATTCTCATACGCTCTCTCTGTGCAGAAGCACCCTCAAGAAGTTCAACCTCGTCTGCAAAGATTCTGTTTACGATTGCATCAATGTATGCTTGGTTTCCACTCTCAATGATTTTGTTAAGTTCCTGTCTTAACTCTTCATCAATACACTTGGACTCTTTGAAGAATGGCATATCTGCGCTTAACTTCTCAAATCCAATTCTCGGTCTTGGAATAGCCTGTACATCAAACGCTGATGCTTTCAGAACTACTGGAAGTCCATTAGAACCTTTCAGCCATTTAAGTGTAAGTCCGAGTTTCTTATCATTCGGGAACAGCTCTTCTCCTAGATATGGCTCTCTGTCCTGTTGTAACAGTTCCCAATATGATGTAATTTCAGAACTAATAATAAGGTCATAAATTGTCATGTTTTGTTTTCCTCCTATTTCTTAATTAGCAAGCAACGAATTTAATCATTGGCATTGCTTTCTTTACTGTATCTGTAAGTTTCGCTTTTGTTGTTGCATCAATTCTGTTTGTGTTTACGAATCCAAACAAAAGCAATGTTCCGTTTGCATCCCCTGTTGTAACATCTACGTCATGTAGAAGAACTCCTACTGCGTCAGACGCTTCTGTAGAGCTACCAGCTGTTGCCGCTGTGAACGCTGTTGTTCTTGCATCAAGATTTCCTGTAAGTGGTGTTCCAGCTTTAACAACTTTCTTTGTTCCCTCTGCAACTCCAAGTGCCTTACTTACTACTACACCCATAGAAACTTGATGTTCTACTGCAAAAAGAATTTGGTTTGTATTACCATATGTTTCTTTTCTAACTCCTGTTTGATTTAACATTTGTTTTACCCTCCTTTATTTAAAATAATGGCTCTTTACTGCTTTTCTTCCAGCAAGTAATCTTTCAGCCATTGTTCCAGCATACTTTGAATCTCCATTGTTTGAATTTTCATTTGTACCCTGTTTATTTTGCTCTGTTGTTTTCTTCACTCTTGAACGTGTTACTGTTCCCTTTTTGTTTGTTTCATTCTCATTTTCATCAGTTGCAAAATAAATCTTTCCATTTGTACTGTCTTTCATTTCTGCAATTACAGCATTAATGTCTTTTTCTTTTGTTACCTTTGCTTTTGCAACAATAACTAAATCATCCACAAGCTCCGGTTTTGCTCCTAACTGAATAGCTGACAATTTAGCTTCTGCAATAACTCTTGCTTCACGCTCTGTAACAAGTTCTTTTGTTGTTGCTGTTAATGCATCATCCTTTTTCTGTAAATCAGTTTTGTTTGCTTCTTCATCTTCTTTTGCTTTCTTAACAATCGCTTGCAATGAATCTGAATTTTCAACTCCTAAAGATTTAAGATATTCGGCAATCGCATCACCTTTTACTTTTTCAACATCAACATTGTTGTTCTGCTGTGTACTTGTCTGCTGATTTGTGTTATTGTTCTGCTGTTCATTATTGTTATTCTCATTGTTCTGTACATCTGTGTTTGTATTTGTTTCCATTTGTTCTATTCTCCTTTATTATATAATGTTTGTAAGATTCTTTCCTCTTTCTTTAACTGTTTTTTCTTTTTCTCAATACCTTTTAGAATTCTCTCCTTGTTTGTCTCATTTGTTTCTACACTTGCACTTGCTGTTGCTTTTCTTATTTGTTTTTTCAAAATCAATGTTTTCTGATTATCATAATAAGAATCATATTGTTTTCCACAATTCGGACATACTAGAAAAGTCCTTGTTATGTTTTGTTTTCCAACTTGTTTGTTTTCTTCCTTTATCATTGGATAAAAGGATATTTGACACTTATCACATGTCACTTTCAATTATATCACCTCTTGTATACATTGTCAACTCTTTTATAAATATTTTTCCATTTTCATCATAAAAAGTTTTTCCTTTTGAAACATCATTGAGCAACTTTCTTTTTTCATTAAGTTTTTTTATAAGTCTATCCTTTTTCTTTCCCTCTCTAGGACTCACAGTTTCCTTTTTAAGACGTTTTCTCATTTCCTTGATAAATAGTGCCTTAATCTCTTTGAACGTCTGTATGGACTCATTATCATCTATCTGAACGACTTCAATTTCTTTACATCTTACACATTCAAAATACAAAATAACATAATGTTTTTTATCTTCGTCATATACATCCTTTTTCAGTAGTGACTTTGAATCCAAACTGTTTACCTCTCCACATTTGTTACATACTCTTTTTACTTCCATATTATCACTCCTGTTCTACATAAAATCTAGTGCATATCTATCAATATCCGGGAACGTTCCTACTGGTGAATTATACCACATTCCGATTTTCTTAGCTATATCTGACATACTATCGGGAATCACAGCTTCAAATGTACACATTCCGTTAGGATGGTCTAATGGTAATGCATCTTTTGGATATACTCCCTGTCCTAATCCATATTTATCTTCTTTAGCTCTGTTCTCACATATTCTACAAACTCTCCCATGAAAGTTACTTGTTATCCATCTATAGCCAATAACAAAAGGGTCATTTTTGTTTACTGCTTCAAAACTCTGTTGGTATGCGTGTGACACTAATGTTCTTGCCAACCTTTGTGCATTATAATCAACATGTCCAAACCTAAATTTATCATTTATTTTTTCTCCGACTTTGTTCGCCCTGCCACTGTTTACATCTGTTATTCTTGCTTTTCTAGTGCTATAGATTACCTTACTTGCCTTTCTTGCTTTTGGGTCTACATAACTTTCAATATCACATGCTATCTCATATGCGCTTTTTCCTTTTGCTGTTCCTATTGAGATTATTTTATTTATACTTTCCTGTGTTTGTTTATTATAACCCCATATTGCTTTACTCAATGACCAATTATCTTGATATACATTCCCTGTTATGATGTTTCTAACAATCTGGTCTGGAACAAACTTAAATGCTTCATGTATGTCTGAATCTTTAAACCCGCAATATTTAAGAAATGTTCTTGTATCATATACGACTGCTTCTGATACTGTTTCCATACTTCGAACAACTCCACTTTTAATATCTTTGTTTAGTTGTTCAATTCTTTTTGTTATACTCCGCTTTAATAACACAAGATTTTGTTTTTGCATGTTTCCATTACCCATGCTTGCTATTTGTTTTGTAACATCATGGTACAGATTCTCATACATTTGTTTTATGTCTTTTTGCATCTGCATTGTCGTTGTTTGTCTTACTTGTTCTGCATTTTTCAAACTAAACTTCTGTGCCATTATTTATATCACCTTATTTTTTTACTCTTCAAGCTTTGTCTGTGTTTCAATTTGTTGTACATTCTTTTCTACTTGCTGTTGTGTTTCAAGGTTTCCAAGTTCTCCCTGTACCTGTGCATTCATGCTCATACTGTCAAACATATTGTTCTCTATTGCTATCTGCATAAGTTCATCATCAATCTGCGCATCTGTTTTGAATTCGTTCTTTCTCCACTTCTTAATGTACGACTTTCTACTTCTAGCATTTGCCGCAATCTCTGAAAGGTCTGACGCTTTTTCATCATCTTCATCTTCCATTAATGCATAATGTTCTAAAATATTAATGTTATACTGTATTTCATCCAATCCTGTTAAAACATATCTTGAAACAACTTCATCTTTGTTTAACATTGCAATATCCAAAATACATTCAACAATAAACTCTAGTGCTGGTATCCATGCTTTCATCTTTTCATCACATCTTACTTGCAATGGATAATATAATGCTTTCAATGCTTTTCCGCTTGTTATTGTTCCCACCATTGTTTCTTCTGAAATGTTTGGTATATCAAGTTCTCCATACATTGTTGTTTTAATTCTTTCCAATGTCGTTTTAACACTCTCTGTATGGTTCATCTGTGGTGCTAGTGTTCCGACTTGTGGATGTACTTCGTTTTGGTTTTGTTCTGAACGTAAATCCCAATATGCACCAGCTCCGCTACTTAGATTAGCTGTTGTTTCTGCGTTCATATCCACTGTGTAGCGAATAGGGTTCATTCCCTTTCTTTCACTATCTATGTCTGCATTTCCAAGTCTACTGTACCCGGCTTCATACATTGCTAAGTCTTCAATCTCTGAAACACCTTGTTTGTCAATCAATGTTCCATCATTCAAAATAACAACTGCTGGGATATAGTCAAGCTCGATTATCTGTTCTGCTACAACTTCCTGTTCTACATTGCCGATTCCATTATACAATGTTGAACTAAAATATATTTGTCCATTTATTTCTTCATATCTGTTTACTAGATACTTCTTTTGGCTTGTTCGTTTTGTTCTGTTCACACTTTCAAAACTTATAAACTTTGTTAATCTGTCTGAACCATAATCTGTCTCATAATAGAACTGCAAGCTGTTATAAAAATGTGTTTGAATTCCATCCTGTTCTGAAAAATCAACCAAACACGCTACACGCTTTCCGATAAAACAATCTTTTGCACTTTGTAACAATGTTCTCGAAAATTTACTGTTCTTTAAAACCTTGTTTACTAGTTTTTGATATTGTTGTACTTGTTCTGCGTTTTCTTCATCAACATAATTTTGTTGTATCAGAAAATCCGGTGTTTGACTAAACATAAATCTTGCTTCTTTATCAATCAATGTTTTTGCAATTTTGAATCTAACATCTGATGCTACATAATCCCCTGCTGTTCCCTCTGTTATAAATTCAGCACCTTTTTTATAATCAATATAGTTTTGCTGAATCTGTAACAATTCTTGTGTATATAAATTATATCCCTCTTCTATTTCATTTCTTAAAACAAAATAAGGAAAATTTCTTAATGCTTGTATTACTTCAACACTATGCTGTTTATTACTAGCCATTTAATATTATACTCCTTTCTATTATATAATATATTATAATATATAAATATATATATGTCAATATTTATTTAATTAAATAAACAATAATTATTTTATGTTTTATATATAACAAAAGGGTGGATTTCTCCACCCATTAAATGTTTGTTTTGTTTTAGAATAACTGGAATCTATCAATAGGAATTCCAAATGCACCAGCATATCCATCTTGCCCACCTGTTTTTTCATCATTATACTGCCATGAATAGTATCCTCGTTTTACTGGTGATACTCTGTATTGCGCTTTCTGCCAACTTCCTACTGGTGGATGATAGATAACTTCAATAGCATCAATAACTTTACCAATACCAGCATATCCATTGTTACTATCACTCCAATTGCAACCGGAAACATACGGTAGCCATCTTCCACCAAGAACATGGACTCTATAACTTACAGAACCAACATCACACTTAATTGCAATGTCTGTTATCTTTCTGCCTTGTACACCAGCAAAATCTTGTAGGTTTCGAACAAACGGATATATTGTTCCACCCTCTACTCTTACTGCATATGTGAAATTAACTGGCACATTATAGTGTCCTCCACTTGGCTGTAGTGTTGTTACTCCTGTTACTTTTACTCCATTACCATAATCAATATCACAAAGTTTTAAAAGGTGTGTGAACCTGTTCTGTGATAAGTTAGCAATTCTAACACCATATGCTGAACCATCTGCGGCAATGTATGTATCATTTCCAAGATAAATTCCAATATGCCCTTTCATCCATACTGCCCAACCAATGTTATTGTTTGTTCTTTGCGAGATTGGAATAACTTCTACTGCTGTTTCTTTATACTGATAACTACCACGCATTTTACCAGTGTACCAACTAATTAAACCACTACAATCTACACATACTTTGCCAGCCTTGTTATCATCACTATACCAAACACAGTTAGAACCGTATGTTCTTCTTAATTCTCTGATTTTATCAAGTGTTACAACTTCTCCTTTTGCTCCATAAATGTACGGAATTCCTATTTTACTCTTTGCGAAATCAATTAATCCTTGTGCTGTTTTACTCATATACCTCTATGACCTCCTATAATGCCCCTAGAATCAATTTTAATATGCTACACTACTATTCCTTGGCTTCTACTTCTTTAATGCCTGCAATGCTCGTTAAAAGGCTTACAACACCAGCTACTACACTTGCAGAAACTACCATCTTCCAATCTATAGAACTAATAACCACACTAGAACCAATTACACCAATAGCCGCTTGTGCCATTGTTTTAATTGCTCTTATGCTTGCCGCCTTAAGCCATTCAACAGTATCAACACTTGGTTTAAATACACAATTCTTAAACATGTTTTTTACCTCCATTTTCTAATTGACATAACTCTAATGCATGTTTTGCTTCTCCTATTTCTTTTTCATTTCTTTCTATTGCATCCCACTGTTGTTTCTGACCTTTTCTCACATGTTCTTTATATTCTTCTATTTCTTTGTTTTGTTTTTCTAGTTTTTCATTTTGTTCTTTTATTTCTTTTGCCAACTGTTCTACTCTTAGTGTTAATTTTGTCATTGCTTTTGTGTTTTCACTTAATGGTTTATTTATTGCTGTAAATATTCCAATAAGTGAACTTAACCCTAATACCACAATACCTATCATTTCCGCTGTTGTCACATTGCTATACCTCCATTTTTTTAATTAATTAACTACAGTCCTCTTTATAGTAGTAATTACTCATATGATGCCTGTTTAAATGAGGTAGCATAATTGTCTGAATTTGCATTTTTTATCTTAACAGGAATCATATTCAACAGACACATTGCACTGAACTGTTTTGTTGTATAAAAGAAATTAATAAATCGTCTATACACTTCGGCATTTAAATTCTCTACTGATAAATCTACGTCACTAACTGATAAATCAAAATAATTTTCTTGAATAGGACTAACATCATCAGTAACTATAGTTATAAATGGAGTGTATAACCACCTCCCTCTATTATCGTCTGAAACATCACTCTTATATCCACTAATCCTAACTTTATTTCCTTTTGGTGCATATGTTCCACTGTTTGTCAACCTTACAACGGCAAAATTTGTTCCGTTATCCCCACTAAAGCTTAATTTTGTTGTAACAGGATTTACATCATATAATTTTATGCCACATCTACCTGATGATATATCTATTACATTGCCATTTCCACGAATATCCAATGCATTCTTATATACCCAATCAAATACACAATCCTTTATCTGATTTTGCCCACCAATGACAGTTATGCATTTTTCTATAATGCTGTCTGCTCTCAACTTTGTTACAATATTTTCACCACCCATTGATGATATACAAGTACCACATTTATCAAATCTGATATTATCTATAATGTTGTCAGTTCCTATAATCATAGGCTCATTTGTGAATCTAAATGTAATATCTTTCGCGAGACCATAATCATGCATGTTGATACCTGTTTTTGAGAACCCAAACACATAAAGATTTTCTGCATGACCGTAATCATCAAGATTGATTCCAGATATATTCTGTTTGTTTACAGTACCAACAAAAGGCATCACATCCCTATCTGATAGAAAGGCATTTCTGTTTTCTGTGAACGTATAAGCGTCAGAATATAATGTGATGTTTTTAAACAATGTGAAATAATCACACGTTACGCAATATGTTTCTCTTTCCTGCGAATCAATAAGAGAAAAATCAAAAACAGTTCTGCTTCTTTCAGTAGCAGTAAAAGCAAAAGGCTCACCTATAACATTGACTCTTCCGTAAAAACGAATCGGTTTTGAAAACTTATATGTTCCACTCGGAAAGTAAAGATTTACGTTTTTCCATTTAAATCTTTCAATTAAATTTAGAACAGCGTCTGCGACATCTTCTCCATTATCTTTAATTCCATAATCAACAACATTGATTTTTTTGATTTTTAAGTTATCTATATCTTCCTTTAGTTTATCCACCTTCTCTTCCAGCACTGTATAATCCTCTGGGATGCTCTCCAGTGTCTTCTTTCCCTTGGCTTCAATCTGCTTAACTAATTCTTCTGTACTCTCTTCTGCTATGGCATTCATTACTCCGGTATAACTTGTTCCGTCTTCATTTTTTACTCTTAGTTTAGATTTCTTTATGAACACACTCATGTGTGATTTCTCCTTTCTGCGGTTGGTTTACTAAATTTTTGCTTTATGCCCTCTTTAGTTGATTGGCTCATATGATTTCATTCCATTTACTACAACACTTGCTATTTTTTTAGCACCTAATTTATTAGGGTGAATACCGTCTTGTAACAAGACATTTACATTTTCTGTATTGATATCTGAATTATAATAAATATCTATGCAAGGAATACCCCACATTTTAGAGATATTTTTTGTTGCATCTGCAATAGCTTTAAGTCTTACTGAATTTTCGCCTGAGTATTGCGTATTTGCATTGAATGGCGGCGTCATAATATAGATTATTATGTCCTTAAATGTATCAGATTTTGTTAACCCACTATAATCTATATCTGTATATTTACCACTTGATAAATTGTAAAATTTATACAATACTTTAGAAATCAATACGTTATAAGCACCAACAAATGTATTAGTATCATGGTTAGTGATAGACAAATCCCCTATTTCAACAGAAGCTGCACTATCATTCGTTCCACCCATAATTGTTAATACGTCTGTGTCTAAAGGTAAAGCGTTAATTCTAATATCCCGCCACATAGCATTTTCATTGTTCCCACTTATCCTAGTACCGCCAATACCTTTATTTACGATACTAGAAAAAGGCACTTTGTCCTTTACGAAACTCTGCCATAAATTCTGTTCTGTTATACTGTCACCTAAAGTCGATAACTTCTTACCTTTATACCAGTTATCATAATTTACTATTGATTTTGCATTTTCATTTGATATAGCTAGAACTTCAATGTGTAGCGGATTTGTGCATGTTGTAAAATCTGTATTTTCTATTACGCCTTTGGGTAGTTCAGTAATATCATATAAGTAAATTTTACCATTAGTAATATATGTATCGGAGGCAAGTAAACATATACGGATATTGCTATTCCATGTAATTGTATCTGGAATGTCTACGACTATACTCTTATCTTTTGCTACATAAGTAGTTGATAACAAGTTGACAATATAAGAACCATTGATACCATCTAATACTTTGATACTAGCATAAACTTCTTTTGATGGGATAAGAACCATCTTATATTTGTGATGGGTTTGAAACCCACCGATACCACCGAACATATCTGTATTTGTAAAATCGTTTCCGACAAAATTTATATCTGTAGTAGTAATTTTTGAATTTACCACCATTTCATCAATATTTTTTGCATAAACGATACTTTGAATATTATCAACATCTTCCTTGAGAGAATTAAATTCCCCCATATCCGGCACTTCCACCTCATCATCTTCATCTGAGATCCATACATTATTGTTCGGGTCTGTTGGCTGCTCTTTCTGACGGACAACAAGATTCTCTCTTAGTTTTCTCGCCTGACCTCTCATGGCATCTCCGATGTTTTTATGGACTTCTCCATCTACATCCGTTCTTCCATCTGTAACTTCTCCCTTTAAATTACTAACATCTTTTAATGTTTGCGTATAGTCACTTGGAATTGTTCCTATTACCTCTTGTGCTTTCTTTTCTAACTCTGCTTCAAGTTGTTTGTAATAGTCATACGCTTCTTTTTCTTGCTCCTGTGTTCCACTTACTTCCAACCCATCTAATACTACACCATTTGCAAGTGTTGTATTCCATTCATTTGTTATAATACCATCCGTTCCAATTTTAATTGCACAAACAATAAAAGATATAATACCCTTATATGCCGTTACTTTTCTGCTTAGTTCCCAACTAAATGTTACATAATCTTCTCCATCTGTTGCTAAGTCTGTTACAATATATTTGTCTCTTCCACTTTCTAACCCACTTGCATTTTGATAAATAACTCTTAAATCTAGTTTGCTTAAGTCTATTCCATTTCCAACAAACCTTTTACATCTGAAATATTTTCTTTCACCTTTTTCATCACTCATAACACCGAATATTCTTTCTGTGTCTGGAATAATCATTGTTCTTGTATCTGCATCTATCTCTATTACGTCATTTGTTTCTGTTAATGTTGCTTCTGCTACTTCTGCCATATTTAATAATTCATCTACACTAGGCAATTTATACACCTCCTTTATGTTTGTTCTATATATGCCCTGTTTGTTGTTATTCTTGTTTTGTTGCTTTTTCCTGTTAATTCAAAATAAAACATACTTCCATGTGTTACATTTACTGGCACTGTTACTCTATCTTGTATGATTTCATTTGTTTGTTTTCCATCTACATCATAGAAACTTATAACTCTTTTTGTTCCTTGCCATTCTTGATTAAAATGAAATACCAAACACAAATAATTATCTGAACCCCTTACAATGTTTTCAAAATCACATTGTTTGTTTCTTCTTAACAACTGTCCAGTAACATCAAAGTGTAATTCTCTCATTCTTTCCACCTCGCCTAATTATTCCGCTTGCCACTGTTCTTTCTACTGTTTCATCATGTTCTATGTTCAATGGTTCTGAATCATACGTTGCAAATACTGGCTCTCTTTCCTCTATGATTGCCATACATAACTCTATGCCATTATATACTCCGCAACTATAATCATCACCAATGTTCTGTCCTTGCATTCCTCTTAACTGTTTTATACTGTTCTTAATTGTTTTTAATTTCTTCCAACTTCTCAGCATTCTTAACACCTCCTATAAACTTCTATTTACCGCCTATATTCCATTTTATTTACTTAGCCTATAAATACTAGCCACTCTTGCTGTTTGTCTTTATTTGCTTAATATCAGCTACTGTATACTGGTCTAACGCATACCACAAGGCACTAAACGTATGTGGGTCGATATTAAATTCATCATATATCACATTGCCTTTTGCATCTTTCGCATATGTCAAATCTTTCAATTCTTTTATTGTGTTTCTACACTTAGGAGAACAGACAATCTTTTTAAAACGTTTCATCTTCTTTGTGTTCTGTAACCTACTTCCTGCATACTTCTTACAAGCATACATATTAAAACCCTCTTGCCTATAATATTGTATTGCTTTTGGTTCTGCTGAATCTGCAAATATAGGTTTCTTGCAATTCTCAGCTCTTTGTTTTGTTCTCTGTACTCCACCCAACAAAATGAATTTGTTATCTGTTATATGATTTCTATACACTTCATCATAAATGTAAAGTATTTTGTTTTTATCATCTACTGCACAACTAATTAATGCATTATAACTCGTTTCAAAACCAAAGTCCAAACCAAAGAAATGGTACTTACTTGGTATGTTTGTTATTGTATTTGTAAACTGTTTTGCGTTTGTTGCAATCGTAAATTGTGGTAAAACTCTTGTTCCACTTGCTCCGAATCTTCCCCACCTTGCTACTGCCCATAAATGTGGGTCATTAATCTTTAATCCATCAAGACGCTTTATATATGATGCTGGCAAAAAAGGGTTATCATCTGCAATACTATGATGATAATATACTCCATTCTTTTTGTTTACTAATGTTCTTCTTCTGTATATCTCCTGTTCTTCCTGTATTACGTGTTCTTTTCCTTTATCATCTGTATGCGTAAAGAATGTGTTATACACCCAATTCTCTTTCCCTACTGGGTTTGTTGTCATAATAAAGTGTAGTGACATTTTAGGCTCTCTGATACGTCCTAGAAGCTCTGTATAGGCATCATAACGTATTTCACTACACTCTTCCATCCAAACGATAGAAACACCATGTATGGACTTTATTTTCTCTACATTGTCCATTCCTCTAAATATAATTCTACTACCATTTGAAAATCTTACTTCCATTGGTGACATAACCGCTACAGCCTTTCCATTCTTCGGCAAGTGTTGGTTTGGTAGTGATTCATCACTTAGCATGTTCATCTTTTCTAGTATCTCTTTGAATAATGCAAAACATGATTCTTTTATCGTTCCATATACTTGCCTTACAACAAGGCATGTTCTTCTTTCTTCTAATAGTTTTAATATGATTTTAAGTGCAACATGATAACTCTTACCGCTACCATATCCACCAAATAAAAGGTATTGTTCATAATTCCAATCTGTTAAAAAAGTGGAGAACCTTTTCGAAACATCAATATTAATATCCATGCTTCACTTCTCCTTTTGTTTTAATTTGTTTGTAATAGCAGAAAAGGACAGATACATCACTGTGCATCTGCCTTTCTGTTTGAATTAATTATACCATATTATATTTTATACGTCAATGCTTTACTTGAATATTTTATCTAAAATATCTCCAAGATTATTAACTACTTTATCCATTGTTTTAAACAGTTCTTCATAAGATTCTCCATACACTTCTTTCATGCATTCATCTCTGTGATTAATAAGATTCTCAAGTGTTGCATTCTTCATTTTCAAATCTTCATCTTTAATTTCGCTCATGCATATCACTGAACCGATTGCATTCATAATTGTTGCTTGACTTTCAAGAATAATATCAAATTTGTTTTCTACTTTTTCGATTCTCTCTTCAACTGTTTTCTCATTTACTTTTCTTTCTTCCATTGTTTTGTACTTCCTTTCTGAAATAGATATTTATTTGTTTTCTTTTAGACTTTACTGCCTAATGGACTATATAGGAATCGAACCTATTACTCTTCGCTTATGAGACGATTGTTCTACCAATGAACTAATAGTCCTTATGTGTTGCTTTCATGCGCTTGAACACTACTCACAACACTTTAGCAAGAAAAGAAATTTGGTTTGCACACATTTTATAGTGTGCAACTGCCTAGGTTGGACTCGAACCAACACATTAAGGAGTCAAAGTCCTCCGCCTTACCGTTTGGCGACTAGGCAATGTGTAGACTGTGAATTTATTTTATATGATGGGAGAGTTCACAGCCTACGAACTACAATAAATCAAGACACCTCTTTGTATCATGCCTGTGTTTTAATGACTTTAACACCTGTCATATTGTCCTATGCTTCTAATAAACAACCACTTGCGAAGAACACTTCTCTTGTATCCCAATCATGAATTTTTGTTCTTTTTGGTTCTTCTCTTGTTTCATTGTATTTTCCATACTTCTGAATTTCAACATATGTTAAAAACTTTGCCGTTCTTTTTACAACTTCAAATACTAACACGTCATTTTCTGTATATGTTTTTCCTACTTCAAATTTTCTTTTTTCCATTTCTGTTCTCCTTATTTGTTATCTTTTACTGTTCTCCTTGTTTCTGATTATATATTAACATAATTGACCATGATTGTCAATAACTTTTTTCTCAAATTCATAATTCTTTTTCATTAAACTTATTACTAAATGAGCGAACCCATCAATCGCATCCTTTTCTCTTTCTGTTCTACCATCCGATATGTTTCTCTTTATGTTCTTTAAATCTTGTACATACTTTTCTTCTTTTGTTGCTTTTGTGACTTCTATGAAATTCCCCTTATATTCTACTCCCATAGACTCACAACACTGTAATTCTCTTTCATACGCTTGTCTGTATGCGTCATACTTGCTCTCTGCTCTTAAATAATACTTTACTTTTTCTCCGTTTGTCTCTGTTTTGATTCTGTATGTTTTCATTTGTTTTCTCTCCTTACTTTAAACACTTAATTCTATTCTAAATTCCGTTCTCAACAACTCTTCGAAATCATCATCTCTGCTAACATACTCTTTTAAGAACTCTTCCGGTGTACATGAATCTAAATCAAAAGCAACATCTTCTCTAATATCATCATTCATGTATGTTGCGATTACACCTAATTCTTCCTGTGTTAATTCAAATACTTTATTATTTTTTGTCATTTGCTTACTCTCCTGTTTTGTTTTATTTGTTTTATCTCTCTTAACTTGTTTATATAATAACATAACAATATGTAAATGTCAATATGTTTTTATATAATATTTTATATTTATATATTTATATAATAAAATAAGCACCCTTAAATGAGTGCTTAAATTCCTTTTATTGGTATTTTTATGATTGGGTTATAATCAATATATTTCCTGTTCTTCTTACTTCTTCCTTTGTTTGATGTATCCAACCTCACTATATTACTTCCCCATTTCTTTTGTAACATTTCAAATTGTTCTTTTTCCTTTTCCATGTTTCTATAAATTGCACATCCACCTTTTTGTTCTGATTGCCTACAAACATAATGATATTTGTTAACTCTCAATGCTCCACGATACTTATTCATGTTCTGCAACGTCATATCATAATCTTCTTTCAAAGGTAGCATTTCATCATATCTTAACTCATTGCCTTTTATAAAACACTGAAATGGACCACCTATATAACTTGTAGTACTGAATGGTGAATACTGCCTATAGCTCATTGTATCACTGTTACAATTTATTCCCCAAAACTTAAAACCCCACTCTTCACATAACAATGAATAACGATATACAAAACCTAATATGTCCGCTGATTTCAGCTTTACTTTTTCATACGCATAACTTTTATCCTCTGACATTTCAAAATGCTCTATACACCATAAATCATCATCTATAATAAGGACTATATCTGCACCATTATTAAATTCTTCATCAAGGATATAATTTCTCACTCTACATAGATTCCCTTGTACACCTTTCTTACACTTAACAATGTTTTCTCTATGTTTTGGGTTAAACTCTAAATATGTTTTATATTCTTCTGGTGAAACATACACTTTACAGAAAGGAATATATTTTAATGTTTCAACAACAGGTCTTTTATATGATGGACATACTATAACAATTTCTTTATCCTTATATCTCATTCTTTCATCTTCTCCAATGCCTTAACACCATCTATTACTCTTCCAACTCCCGCTCTTTCTCCAAATGTTTTTTTGTTTCCATTTTTCTTAGTAGGGAATGCTTTTACCTTTTCAATACCTAACACTCCAAGTGCATTTATCCAATCTACTTTATTATCGAACTTTAAAACAATGTAATTATTTTCTTCATTCAATATTTCTGTAAATGGTACTTCTGGTTCTATCTCTAACTCTTCATCTACTAATGAATCCATTGCAAAACCAAACACTTCCATATCCATTTCTGCTATTTCGTCTAAGCTCTGCTGTAATAAATCTGTATCCCATTCACTCTCATTTAGTTTGTTATCTACTAACCTGTATGCTTTTATTTGTTCTTCTGTTAAATCTTCCAAACAAACTGTAGGTACTTGTTTTAATCCTGCTTTCTTTGCTCCTAATATTCTACCATGTCCAGCTACTACACTATTATGTTTGTCTATTATTACTGGCTGTGTAAAACCAAACTCTTTAATGCTGTTTGCTATTTGTTCTACTTGTTCTTTACTATGTTTCTTTGCGTTCTTCTTATATGGTTTTAGTTCTTTTATTGGTTTATAAACTATGTTTAGTTCTTCCATGTTCTTCCATCCTTTCTATTGTTTTATTATATATATGTTCTATACTTCTTTGTTATGCTTGCCTTTGTTTTGTTATGCGTTTGTTCTATGTTTTACTATATAGCTTTTTATTATTCACATGGTGTTCTGTTTGTTTTACTTACATATAACTTAGTAGCTTACCCATATATTTTACGCTTTTAACTTTACAGTTTTTTAATGATAATAGTAATACTGCTTTGTGTTTTGCTTCCTGTATGTTTTGTGCATAGCATAATGTTGTATTTATTTGTTCTGTTTCTTTTCCGAAATCATCTAGCTTTGTATATATTACTAGGTACTTACTTTGTTTTTCATCTTCTATATCTGTGCTTAGGTTTTGCATTTGTTCTAATTCTTCTTTTGCTTTACTATATGTTTTTTCAGCAATACCCATTCTAGCCCTCCTATCTGCCTTTTCTAGCTGTTTTATTTATTTTGCTTATACTTTATAGGGTTAATGATTTAAAACGCTTGTATAGGCTTATTCACCGTCATATACATCGTTGCCCCATTCTTCCTCTTCGCTTTCTTCTTCAAGCCAGTCTGTTCCATTTTCTACATTCCATATTTCTTCATCATCCTGTTTGTTTGGTTCATATACATCACCCTGTGTTATTAGGTTGATTGTTACTTCATTCTGTACTTTGCCTGTTTGTTTGAACATATCTAACTTATCCATCATGTTTACAATTTCTTTAATTGCCGCTACATCACCGGTCAAACCTTTTTTGAATAATGCTACCATTAATAAATTTTGGTTTGTTAATTCGCCACTTTTGAAACCCATATGCATTAAAACTTGTTTTTGTTTTTGTGTTGTTATATCCATTGTTAGTAACGCTTTCATAGCTTGCTGTAATGCCATTTTTTCTTCACGTTTCTTTTTTCTTGCTTCAACACCTAACTGTCCAATCCTTTTTCTTTCTTCCGGTGTTCTCTCATTCATTGGAATTAAGTTTTCTACTCCATTACGCAATACTTTTGGAGACTTCTTATTTGTTGCCATTTGTTTCTGTTCACACTCCTTTTACTTTTTGTTCCATAATATCAAATAAGGCAAGGAAGTTCGCTTTGTTTTGCTTCTCCCTCACCAATATTTCTTTTATATAAAAACAGTAAACATATAAAACTAATCAAGTATACGAGGTTTATGTATACGAACGAAATTATTTTATAAGTACAAACATGGCTTTTTATTTTTTGTTTTATACATCCACTGTTTTTATCCTTTTATATTTTGGCTAACATTTATGGCTGTTACTTATATGTTTCTATCCTAAAACATTTCCTTAGTTCCATTTTATTATAGCATGTTACTATCTATTTGTCAATGTAAAATTTAATTTATTTTGCTTTTATTTGTGTTTCCTTTGTTTGTTTTGCCTAAAAAGTAAATCTCTTTCTTTCTTGGCTTTTATCCTTTCTGCTTTCACCTTTTCATTTGCTTCATAGTATTCTAAATACTTGGTACACGTTTCATGGCAATGTAATATTCTTTCTTTGCAATCCTTACATGGACTATGTAACATCATATCAACCCTTTTCTCCTTAAGTAATCCTCTACATCACATAAATATAATATTGCTTCCTGTGTATCCTGTTCCCTTATGCTGACAATTCCATCTGTATCTTTTACTGTATACCTGTATTCTGATACCGGGAATCCGTCTTTTGTTTCATTCTTTAGTTTTCGCTTTACTTTTGTTATAAAGTTTAATATGAATACTACAACCAATGTTACTACAATACTTTCTAATGCCCCTATATTGCTCTTTATCAGCACATATGGGAGTAAGATATAAATAATACATGTAAGCTCTTCAAAGTGTCCTACAAGCCAATTACGAGCTTGTATAATAGTTTCCTTTGTGGAGCTTGCTACTGCTTCAAATAGTTTGTTCATAGTTTCTTTAATCCTTTCATAAAATCACCCATCCCTGTTTTTAATGTTTCAAGTTTTGTTTCAAGCCTTTTTCTATATGGTGGAGTTTTGCACACCTCACATCTGTATTTGTTTTCTTTGTTAAAAAACGCACCGGCAAACTCTTTGCATATTTCACAGTTATGTTCAAACACTTCTTTTTCATCTGCCATAACATATACTTCTAATTCTACACAACCAATTCCACTACTTTCATTTTTCTTTATATTGTAGCTTATGTTTTTTGAATTATTCTTTGCTACAATGTTTGTTGATATCCATTTACAACATTCAAGGTATGCCTGTTTCATTGTTTTAGCTTTGAACTCTTTACTTATAATCTTTTCTGCTATTAACATGGCTTTAATCCTCCGATAACTCTTGCTTTGCTTCTACTGCACTTCTATCTGCAAGCTCATTTAGTGGGTCTCCATTATGTCCTTTTATGTGTACCATGTTTATCACCATTTTCTTTTCATACACAAGCTTGAACATCTTTTCCCATATCTGCTTATTTTTAATCGGCTTGTCCTCTTTTGTTTTCCATCCATTCTTATACCAGTTTAAAAGCCACCCTTTTATTATAGCATTCACAACATACGCACTATCACAATATACTGTCACCTTTTTTGCTTTACTCTTAAAGGCTTTTACTAATGCCATATATACAGCTGTTAATTCCATTTCATTGTTTGTTGTGTTTCGTTTGTTCCCTTTTGTTACACTTGTTTTGAATCCGCTGTCACATTTTACAAGTTCAACATAGCTCCATCCACCTATACCGGGGTTTCCACTACAAGCACCATCTGTATAAAATATCAATTCTTTCATTCATTTGTTCCTTTCTTTGCATCTGCTTTAATGTCTGCATATAATTTCACAATAATCTTTGCAACTAACTCCCACAATGTTTTACCATATACTGTTCCAATCCAATCATGCTTTTCTCTTACCTTTATGCAACAACATGAATAGAATACAAACTTTCTTGCTTCATTAAGCTGTTCATAATATGGCATAAAGCTCTGTGTTCTGTAGTTATATCTGATGCAAATTCCTTGCATTGCTTTTTCTAATATTTCAAGTGGCGCAATCTCTGTTTTTGTATAGTTTTGTTTTTCAAGCATCTTTGCAACTGGTTTTACTTTCCAAAGAAAATTGTTTAATGTTTTTATGTTCTCCTGTTTTGTACAATCTAGGTTTAAAATCTCTTCTGTTTTCATGTTTTGTTCCCCTTAATTAAAATAGGCAAGAAATAGAATACTTCCTACCTCCTGCCTATTATCAACATCTATGCAACGTTTATTTTATTTGTTTGTTTTAGATTTCCCAATCGTCATCTTCATCATCCTCTGCTTCTTCTGCTTCGGACTCTGCATCAGCGGCTTTCAAAAGTTTAACATATGCATCTGCTTTCATCTTTGTTTTTGCTTTGATGCCACGTTCTTTACACATTTTGAAAAGCTCCATTGCTGTTTTACCATCATACGGGTCTTTCTCTTCATCATCCTCTGTATCCCAATCATCATCTTCATCAACTGGCTCTTCTTCTTTCTTAGCCTGTTTCTTAGATGTTGCTTTAGCTTTCTTTGTTTCTTTCTTAGGCTCTTCCTCGTCAAGTTCACCTCTATCGAACTTTTCAAGAAGTTCAATCAATGCATCTTTCTTTCTTGATTTACACTTAGAAGAGATTCCTCTTGCACAACAGAGTTTGTAAAGGTTTGCACCTGTCATATCAGTGTAGTCAAGTTCATCATCCTCTACTTCTGTTTCAGCTTCTTTCGTCTCTTCTTCTACTTCTGTTTCAACTTCCACACCATCTTTAAGCCCTGTTTCAAGAACTCTTGCTGTTACCTTTGGAAGTGCTTTAAGAATTACAAGAATCTTATCCCCCGCAACTGCTACCTCTCTTGTAAGCATTGGATAACGTGAACCAATCTCACAGATGTTTTCTTTGTTCTTTCCCTCAATAATTTCTTTTGCCGCTTCATAAGCTGTCCAATTCTTTGCCATTTTTCTTTCTCCTTTTCTCTTTCACTTTGTTTTCTGAATCTGTTTTGTTCTTTTGTTTACTCTTAAATATTAACATATATTTTTGTTTTTGTCAATATAAAAACAATAATTTATTTATTTTCTTCACAACATTCACATGGACACGTTTCTGCTTCGTACTCCCACTCTTCTCCGTGTTCTACAAGTCCAACAGCTTCACACGCTTCTAAAACACAATCAAGCAATGCAATTAAACCATCTTCATCAAGGATTCCTAAACTGCCTTTAAGAAATACCTTTGTTTCTTTTCCATCCTCTTCTGTTACGAGCTGTTCTGCTACACTGTAGCCTACTTTGTTTGTTTCACTGTTGTACGCTTCTGAAATCACAACATTTCTTCTGTCCTTAAAACGCTTTGAGGAAAGTTCTCTAAATGTTAGTCTTCCCATTCTTCTCCACCTCCCTCTTCTCCGTTGTCTGGTAATTCTAACACTGCCATAAACTTAAGCATGATATACTCTTCATCAACCAATGAACAAATGTTATCTAAGTTTACATTTTCCACAAGTGACTTGAATGGAATTGTTGCATTTCCATCTTTGTCAAAGTTAATTGCTCCAATAGTAAACATACCTAGATTTACTGCTCTACTTGTAGCTCCTTTTGCATGTAGAGTAATATCATTGTTTAATCCTTGTAATAGTTCTACACTTGTTAGGATTTCATCATATCTGAGTTTAAACTTAACTTGTACTGTTTTGTTTTTACCAATAGTTAAACCCTCAAATGTAGCTATTCCTTTTTGTTGTAACTTTCTTTCCACTATTTTGTTTTTCTCCTTTCTGTTCTAAACTTCTGTTCTTGTTTTCTTCTTTCCTGTTCTTTTTGTTTGAAATAGTTATTTCTTGCATTTATGTTATGTTTTACTTTATTAACATCTATAACATTAATACTTTGTTTTGTATTACTATTTCTGTTTGAGTTAGAATTATTTAAGTTATTTAACTTATCTGTGTTGGGCATGAAGCTATCAGCTTCAGAACCCCCTCTTTCTTTCTCCCCCTTATAATACTCTTCTTCACTTTGGTTGTCAATATCCTTTTTGCATATTTTATACTTTTTTAAGAATTGTTCATCCTCTTCTTCTAATTTGTTTAATACATCACGCTCTATAAGCTCCCTATATGCCTGTATATCCTCTTCTTTTATTGCGACCCATACTTCATCCCTGTTAATGAATTGAAAGGCAAATAAAGGTATTTTATGAGCTTCTAAAGCATGATGCTCTAATACATGAAGTACACTTTGTTTAATACTAAAACTTTCATGGTCTGTACTTTTTAATTCACAAAGGAAATGTTCATTTTCACCATCACATTTTTCTATCCACCCAGCACCACTGTTCTTTGTAGGTTTTAAACCTAACCTGTGCATTACCTCTGCTTCATTCTTTCTATACCACTTTGTACTACGTTTATTCATTTGTTTTATCCTTTTCCCAACTTGCTACTACTTCCAAAACATCTACAATTTCCTGTGCTGTTATAATATCAAGGCTCACATTTCTTGATTTAGTTTCACATACTGTTTTAATACAACCTTTTACTTTGTCCGCAAGCCCCTGTACATTATATTCTTTTTCAATCTTCATCTGTTTCGCCATCCTGTTCTTTTAGTTTTTGATTTGTTAGTGCTTCAAGGTATTTGATATATCCTAATCCAAGTCTATGTGTACTTTTACTTCTGTAATTCTTTCTTGCTTCATTGAGTTCTGCTGTTCCGAACAAGTCTTTGAATCTTGTTTCTGTTTGTACTATTACATAACTGTAGTTATCTTTTCCATTTAACATTTATTCTTCATACCTCCATTCTAAAAAATATAATCTTCTTAAAATAGCATTTCTAAGATTTATACGTGCCACTTTATTGAGCTTTTTAATACATTCTGCCATGTATTTTCTCAAATCATTTATTTCTGCTTCTGTGATATTGTATTCTTCATACTTCATTTTATTCATATCCCCATTCTAAGCTTGATATATTATACATCTTTCTCTTAATATCCATTCTAAGCCTTGTATATACCTGTTGATTGAATTCTTTTTTGCCATTAATACATTTTATCACGTACATCCTTAATTCGTGTATACACTCATTTAAAACGCTATAATCATCACATCTTCCTTGTTCTCTCCATTCTGGTATTGGACAGCACATGCATGAGCCTTTTTCTAAACTACCAAAGCAAGTTAAATCTGCTACATAATACATTTCCCGTGCGATATAACATGCGCTACAATTTGCATTTGCTAACAAACGACTCTGTTCACTTTCTGTAATGTACCCTTTAGAAAACAAATTTGATACTGCCTGCCTTTTTAAGTCTGATAGATAAAGAACATCTAATAATTCTATGTTTGTTTTAAATTCTTCAAAACCTTTGTCCGTTCTAGCATCAAACACTTTTACTACTTCTTCCCAAAGTTTTATATGGATTTCATTGTACCTTTTTAGTATGTTCTGTTCCATGTTTGTTTTACCTCCCTATTGTACTTTTGTTATTTCTCCTACACATTCACTAACATATTTACAACCTAAACAACTAAAGAATTGGCATTCTCTTCCACAGGCTTTATATTTGCATGTTAAACACTTACCATTCCTACATTCCCATTTCAAACAAGGAATATTATTATGCCTTTTTAACAAAATATCTATTGCGCCTTTTATTCTTTCCTGTTCTATGTCTTTCTGTGATGGTTGTTTATTTACCATTTACTTCACCCTACTTCTTCCATATGCCATCATTTACTGTCCAATGACGTATTTCTCCATCCCACCATTTTGTTATATGTAGCTTATTTTTACCATATGAACAACTAGCATTTTCTTTTAGCATCCATTCTAAATCAAAATCAAATAAGAAATGTTCGGATGGCTGTGTCCACGCTATGTAGCCACGTATAGCACAAACCCTTTGCCTATTATATTCTGTTCTAAGTATTCTCGCATAATCTTTTCTATTCAGCTTTTCTAATTTACCATCATACCATATTAAAATACCTTGCATATTCTCACATGGCTGTTTTGTTTTATTATTAACTCTATTATTATTTCTGCGTACAAGTTCTTCGTTAGAAAGTTCATAATCACGTTTTATTGAACCATGGTCTCCTCTTTTATAACCTACTCTTCCAAACGTATTAGAAATTTCGTTTTTTCTTTGCCGACTTTGTTTTAATCGAATCTCTCGTGTCTTTTCATACTGTATTCTTGAAAGTTGTTTTCTACACACTTTACAATAACAATACAGCCCATCAATTGCGTGTTTATTTTTGCCAAACATTTCTATCGGTAATTCTTTTTTACACTTAGAACATACCTTTGTTCCTTTTTCAAAATCTGCTTTCATTTTGTTTACCTATTCACCTTTTATAATTTGTTTTGCTAGTTTACCAATGAATTGTTTATCTATTCCATTAAGCCTATCAAATAAGTCAAAACCTGTTGTTCCATCAAAATCATAGAAAACATATCCATACTGTGTATATACTCTTAATGTTTTCTGTGAGTATTCTTTTTGAAGTTCTACAAGTTGTTTTGATATTTCATCAAACTTTTTATCACTCCATTTTGGACTATCTTCTTCATAGTACAAATAACTATGTATTAAAATAACTCTTTGTAGAAAATCTATTTTTAATTTATCTGTCCAATATATTGGAAAAGTATACATTTATTCCACCTCAATCACATACATTTTTTTATCTAAATCAAACGATATACCTTTTATAAATTTTACTTTTATACCGTCCAATACACTTAACGACATATCAATAACTTTTACTCTTTTACCTGTTGGAAATTGAACTAATACTTGGTCATAATTTCCATACATAAAACCGGCTATAAATTGAGTTAATGTATCTATTTCAATTTCTTTACACATTACTTACTCTCCTGTTCCACTCTTCTATTACTTTATCAACAGAATCTGTAACTATTCTTTCTTGTGATATTCCTTTTTGATAAATCTTATCTACTTTTGAAGAAGTTCTAATTCCACATGATAAACACATAACATGTACGCCATTTTCTACAAATAAAACTGCTTTACCTCCACAAAACGGGCAAGGCTTTAATACTGAATTAATACTTTCCATTTGTTATTCACTCCCTTGTTATTATATTTTCTTCTAATCTGTTTTAATCTTCTTATTTGTTTTATATTACTGTTCTCTTGTTTACATTTAATACTATAATACATTTGTTGTTATATGTCAACAGTTATTTAAAAAAAATAAGCAATAACTATTTTAAAAACTTTTTATGTTATATGTTTTATAAATATAAGCTGTATAGCTTTATAAAGAAAAATATATATATAAATATATATACAAAAAGAAAATTTGTGCTTTAAAAGTTTATTTGTTTCATTCCTTTTTGTTTATAGAATTGGTTAAATGTTATGTTATTTCTTTTGAGTATTTCCATTGTTCTATAAACGACTCTATCTAAATCTAACAATGCTTTGTTTATTGACGTATATCTATTATATGTAATTGCTACTCCTGTTTGGTAATGTGTTATTGAATATCTCTCATCTTTTAGTTTGACAATAACAATGTTTTTATATTTTGTTTTAAAACACTGTTTCTTTTCTGGTTTCAAATCTTTTTTCCTTAAAATATTACAATACATCATATGACCCTCCTATTTAACGATTTAAGACACTTTATGCCTTTACCTTATACTTTTATTACTGAACTATATAAACACGCTAGAAACTTAAAATACAAGCTATAGAAGCTATAATAAAAGGTAGTTTTTTAGGCTACCTAGAATTCAATATATGAACCACCTGCTAACATTGCTGATGGTTTACTAAACTTATCACAATCAAAAGGATTTAATGATGGTGTTATAAAACACAAATCGCCATAGCAATAATAATATTCGCAATCTTCAATAAAAGTGTTTTCCCACTTAATAGAATTAATTGCCTTTTCAAAAAGGTTGTTATTCGGTGTTGAACACTCATATGCTGTTTTAAGTTTTTCAAAAATCTTTAATTCTTTCATTTTTATTTTCTCCTCGTTTGTTCTCTCTTGTTTACAATTACTATATTACACTATTTGTTTTGTTTTGTCAATAACATTTTTGAAACACATTCATCCCTATGAATACAACAAGAACAATTATAATAACAGCACCATTTACAAGGCTCTTTATCGCACCTTTTGACTAATGATTCTCCACATTGCCACTCAATACAAGGTCTGCTATTATTTTTAGCAATTAATTTTTTGTAAGCTTCGATATAATTGTTTATTTCTTTTTCTGTTTTTAATTCCATACATATCACTCCTATTTTGTTTATGACTACTATTCGTTTCTGTACATATAATACTATAATTTTAATGTTTTGTCAAATACTTTTTTGTAACAAAAAAAAGGAACGCTTTTTATACGTTCCCTAAAATGTTTCTTCTTTTAGTTTTTGTTTTGTTTTAGGTATGAATCCATACATAGCAATACAATAACTATCTGCTAAATCATCATTTATTTTACAAGGTACTTTCTCAGCTCCTATTTTAACGTTTATAACGCCTTTCTTGCCCCTGCCTTTATATTCCTCGGCTATGTACTTTAAAAGCCCTTTCTGCTTCAAATAGAGGATTGTAGGATACTTGTTAGGATTTATTCCATATTTATTCTCTTTTGGTTTGCTTGTTCCAATAACTGCATTCTTCCATGCCTTGGTATCTACACTATAAACTTTTATATTATGTGCTAGAAATACATCTAATATTGTTACGATTAAACCACCTGTTGTAATTAAATACTGTGAACTCATATGTCCACCACTAAACGTTCTAATACGCTCTATAATGCATTTTATTTCTATAGGCTTATATTTCCTTAATAGCTCATTTAAAATTGATTCTAGGACGCTTCTAAGGTCTTTACGCTTATCATAGTTATTTTTGCATCTCGTAAAATCTATACTATACATTTTCAATAGCTTTTTATCTTCTAATACTGTAATTCCTGTTCGTGTATAACTTTCATCAATTCCTATTACTACCATGTTTCAATTTTCTCCCTAATATATCTTGATTATGAAATAACCTACGCATTGCCCATACATCAGAAAACCATATCGGTGTAAAATATATGTTTTCTAAATCTTTTGGTAACTCTGGCTCGGGTTTCATCAGCGTGTTACCATGTATCACATATCCAGCAAGTCCATGTAATGCAAGCTGTATATAACACATATATACACAAGTTATATCTACATCCTGTCCGACAAAGTACACATGATTTTGATAATTATATTTTTTAAACATTTCCTTACATTGCTCACTTGCACTTATTAATGTTGCCCCAGCACCACATGCACAATCATATATACTTGCATAACCTTCCTTGTGTACTGTTTTTCCTAATTCTTTTCTATTAAATGTAACACTTGACATTACTTTACATATATCATAAGGTGTAAAAAATTGTCCTGCATTTTTGTTTGATATATTTAAAAGCATATATAATTCGCCTAACAAATCTTGGTTTGGATTTTGTTCTAATTCTTCTACGATTAGTGCAAACATTTGTGGAAATAACTTCTGCTCTTTTTTAGAATAACTATTAATAATTCTTAAATATTCTTTTTCCCTTTTATCCCATATCTCTTTAAATTGTTTGTCTTTAGCCATTGGTAAAATACTTTGGTTTGCTAGTGTTATCGCAAACAACGCCATACAATCAGACCATACTTGATATGTTGACTTTGAACTACACAACATCTTGAAACCTTTTTCAAATCTCTTTTTATAATTTCTATCATCTGTTTTCTTCTTCACGTTTTATCACTCTCTTTTTATACCATCTTGCTGTTTGTTTTAATGCTTCAATTTGTTCCTCTGTTTGATGCTCAATAACAATATCTTTTATATGTTCTGAAAACCAGTCCTTTTCTACTACATCAACATAATAACCATTTTGAACATATGTTGATGCATTGTACACTAAATATTTTCTCCCATGTTTTGTTTTTATACTTCCACAATAGAAACACTTTGTTTTATTAAGCATGAACCTTGTTCCAACTTTTATTTTATTACAATAACTGCACCCCATTGTTTTAAGTTCACTATCTTTTTTAATATATCCTACTACGCTATTTCTGTTTGCGCTTTTACATCCATAAATGTGGCTTCCATACTTCCCCATTTCCTTTTTGCTTTTATCTAGATAACAACATTCCGCACAACTTCTTCCACTCATGCTTTTAACCACTCCAAACATTTTTCTTTGCTTGTAAATACTGGGTATATGTCTCTTTGTGTTTTTCTTATTCCTGTATCTATTGTACTGTTAATACATAAAAAGTTTTGTTTATAGCTTTCTATGTTTTCCTTTTTATCTGTTACGCATTTAATTGGTTTTAAATTATATAGTGTTTCATCTTTGCGAACTATACATTCTTTTACAATACATTTTAGAACAACATTCTTTTTTGCCTTTTCCCTTTTACTTACAAATACAAGAAAACATTCCTGTTCTGGAAGTAATCGTAAATATGTTTTATGTATGTTCTGCATCCCTTTACACTCCTTTGTTTCACACTCCATGCAATCTAAATATGTTACACGGAGTGCATATGCTTTGCAATATTTTGCCATTAATTAGATAGCCTTTCTTTTGCTTTTCCATAGCATACATCTTTCATGTTGCATTCTTCTGCCATCTTACAATTATATCCTGTGCATTTCTTATGCCTTTTTACAAGTTTGTTTTGTTCTAGTAGCTTTGTTTTACTTTCCTGTATTCTTTCCAATCTTCCAATGTATTGTGCAATTTCACTCGGATTATATTCATAATGGTATACTTTAAATTCCTGTGTGTTTTTATCATCACACAGAACTATTCCATGGTGTATTCCTGTTAAATACATATAAAGCTGGCATTGCTTTCTTCCACTTGCATGGTACTTTTGTTTTTTAAATGTAAATGTATTTACACTTTTGATTTCTACAATATACGGTATCTTTTCCACACTATCATCATATACGCTTTCAAGCCTGTAATCTGCCGGTATTTCACATATTATATCTGGGGTGTATGATAAGTCAAACTCTTCTGCAAAACGGCTATAATCGCAATCTAGAGGCTTACACAAGCCACCCCTAATAAATAGCCTTTGCCACTTCTCATGTATTGCATCACCCTCACTGAATATTCTCCTTAAACCTACTGGAACTTGTTCTCCTTGTAATTGTTTATAGAATAAACTTAATACTTGCTGTCGTATGCAGAACTTATCATCTGATACAATTACAGCACTTGCATGTAGTCCTTTTCTTTCTGTTGTTTCTGCTCCCCTTGTCATTACACTTTTAAGGAATTTCAATTCTTTTGGAATATCCTTGTCTAAATAAAATAAACCATTCAGCATCTGTTCTATTTCTTTTTCTTGTGTACTTTGTACTTTTGTAAATGTTTTGTCTGCATCCTTTTTAATATCGTCTATGATTCCCATTTTCTGCTCCCTGTTCTGAAATAGATAATATGTTTGTTTGTTTCAAACCAGTGGTTGTACAGAACCTTGTTCTTGCTTGCTTTTCTGTTTCAGCATAGCAAAAGAATCTATGTTCTGCACTTCCACCACTTGTATAAGTTCGCTTAAATACTATACAATAAAATATCACTCTAGCATTTCCTTGTATTTTTTCTTGTGTTCATCCATGATTTCTTTTCTAACAGAATCAAGGTCTGCAAAATCTACAAAACCACGCTCATAGAATAATGGGATTTCACAGCTTTGCATTGGATTACAAACTTTACTTTTTACGACTTTAACTTTCATAATCATTCCTATACGCTCTTTTGCTTCTGTGTTAAATGGGTTATGGTTAGGAATTTCAATATATCCTTTTCTTGCTACTTGCAACTTAAGTGAATCAGCATGTGATAACTTATGACCACCGGGAGTTTTAATGTTATCGCCAAAAGGTAGCGCATTCATTTTATCTCTTATTTGATTTATAAATACAACCGTTGTTCCTGTTTGTTCAATGATGTATTCCAATGTTGGTAAATACTTATCCATAAGTCTTGCTACACCACCGATACGCATTTCCTGTTCGCTATCAGTGTTTACTGCCTTTCTAACCTTATCTATATCATCCTTTGGCTGTAATGATGGCACACTATCAATCATAATTAACGGAATACCCTCTTCTGCAAACCTTATTGCTCTATTGAATGCTTTTTCTCCATATGGCGCTCTATATATAATCATTTGTTTTGGTCTGTTACCAAACAACTTCGCTCTTTCTGTTGAAAATGTTCCCTCTACGGGTTCTACAAGGCACAACTCGTGTTGCGCACATAACTGATAGCCTAATGTTGTTTTTCCTGCACTCTCTGCACCAAATATCTCGATAATTCTTCCTTTTGGAATTCCACCACCAATAATATTGTCAAGGTCAGCCAACCCAGTACTCCATCTTGGAATATCCAAGTCTGCTGTTTTCTTTCCCAAACTATAAACACTACCATTTTCTTTTTTATCGATTTCTGCAATTAATTTTAATATTCCATCTTTATTAGTTCCTTTTGCCATTTAAGATTACCTCTTTTCCTTTTTTAACAAGTTCTTTTATCGTCTCTGCTTTTTCATCCGGCAATTTTATCCATTCCTTGTCGTTTGTTAAATCTGTGTACCTCTCAAGATACCATTCTGCTTTCTTCAAATCCTCAAGTCTGTTTTTATATTTATGTCTCCACAAATATTTATACGCATTTACGATACAATAAATTGCTACATCCATATCTCCGAATGCTATTCTCATTGCATCAATACATTCAATACTTGTTCTATCCTTATAATGTGCCGGATTTATGTTATCTCGTTTCTTTTGTTCTTCATTCTCCAATGTTTCAATAATTTCTTTCATCACTTTTCTACCTCGCCATTAATGTGCTATTATATTTTACTACTCTGCTCATATATTTGTTTTTGTTAAATTCAAGTGCACCCTGTTCTTTCAGAATATCAATCACTCTTGTTGTAACACTTCTTCCTTTACATCTGTCATAGAAATCGTCATATGATTTAAATACACCCTTTCTGCGCTCGTTTTCAATGGTTTCTGCGGCTTTTTCTCCGATACCCTTAATAATACTCAACCCTTGCTGTATAACGTCTTCTCCATCCATTTTACGCAATGAAGTTTTAGCTGAATAGTTTACATGTGGTAACATAACCACAGCACCATCTTTTACCGCAAACTGTGAATATTTGAATATATCTGCATCATTATCTGCATACTTCATTTTAACATACCAAAACTGTGTTGGGTAATGTACTTTGTAAAACATCTGATCTATACTTATTAACGCATAGCCGGTTGAGTGCCCCTTGTTGAAACCATAGATTAACATACTCGCCCATATGTTATTTGTTTGTTCTTTCGTCAATCCCTCTTGTCTGCATCCTCTATAGAAATCTTTCTTCATTTGTTCAATAATTGGAACGTATTCTGGTTTTGTTAAGTTTTCCGCTTTCTTCATAATCTTTAACATATCAAAACTTTGCTGTGGTGTTAAGTGTCCAACTTTCTGTGCTACTTCAACTGTTTGTTCTTGATATAACATTGTTCCATATGTTTCTTGTGTATATTTGTAGTATGGTGTGTTCTTATCTACTTTATCAGAAAGTTTATTATGTGCATATGTTTCATGCATGTGCAACTGTAATGGTGCTGGTCTGTTTAATGCATTCACCGCTATAATATCATTTATACAATCACACTGAATCATATCAAGAATCTTTTTAGGTGCTGACTTCTCCATCTGAAATATTCCGTCTGTTCTTCCCTCTCTAAATCCCTCTATAACCTCTTTACTTTCTTCATCTTCTTCTGTTATTGTATGCCCTGTTTTCTCTCTAAGCTCACGCATTTCTGACATTGTTTTAAGTCCAAGCATATCAAATTTTACACAATTAATATGCTCTAAATCATCTTTGTCAAAACAACTGCTTAATGCTCCTGTCTTTCTATCTCTCATAATAATACAAGTATAATCACTTATATCTGTTCCAACCACAGCAACCCCAGCCGCATGTTTTCCAAGATACTTTATTTTACCATAAAGTTTTGAGAAATGTTTTATAATGTTATCATATCTTTCATTAAACTCTTCTGTTCTGTATCCATTCAATAAGTTACTCATGTTCAGTTCATCATCTACTATGAATCCCTTAATATATGACTTAATTTCTGCAATCACTTTTTTATTTTCATCTGCTTCAAACCAATCAACATCTTTTGTTGTTTTCAAATTACAGACACTAGCCAAATCATTCACAAGGTTATCAACTCCATACATTCCATAAGAACAAATCTGTATTGCTTTGTTTGGATATTTGTTTATAACATAGTCAATTACTTCCTGTCTCCTATCTCGCTCGAAGTCTAAGTCAATATCCTACCTTAGTCGTTCGTTTCCAAACTATCAAGGCTAGACTATATCTTCCACTCTCGTGGCATTCGCACTTCGGAATGGTGCTTATCTCCATTCCTACACTTGTTACTCTCTTCACAAACTAGTCGTTACACCTTTCTATACGAACATTTCCATAAACTAGATGTTTATGTAACATTGTTCTTTTAACATTGTAGTGTTTTTCTGCATATTCCACAGCTTCCGTTATACTTAGAAATTCATCTATCAATTTATTTCCAACATACAATTTACATGGTCTATAATTTCTGAATGGTGTATCTTTTCTTCTCTCATATCCATACTTCAAATTGTCTGCTTGTTCGCACCATCTAAGATTTTTATAATAGTTGTTCTCTACATTTCCATCTATGTGGTCAACAACTAATTCTGGTTTATATCCTTTGCAAAAATATTTTGCTACTGCTCTATGTATCGACAAATGTTTTGTTACATTATTTTCGCATGGCTTCACATACAAATAGCCGCCACTTCCAACATAAGGTTTTAATATATTTCCTGTTTTCTCATTTAAAACATTTCCATATTCGTCTATTGAATGATGGTCAAACTCTTCCATACTTTTAAACATCTAATTCACTTCCTTTCTATATAGACTTGGCACGGTATTCCCTCTATCTCACCGTCACTGGTTTAGGGTTTCTTAGTCAGATTATTCGTCTATGGTCTTATGCCCTATTATCTTGTTGTAACATTTCAATAAGGAGTCTTATTTTTCTGATACCGTTAGCATATTATAATAATACACACCATTAAGCAATGTTCACGAATGATTCCCAATTAAGTTTAGGCAATGACTTCTTTTCCTTTCTCATAAATCTACTAAAATCTAGATTATATTTTATACTGTCTACTTCTGTAATTCCTACTGCATAAGCTACAAGGCAATTACATACAGAACCTCTTCCCTTTCCTGTTTCAATTCCATTTTCTTTCGCCCATGTTATGTAATCTCTAACAATAAGGAAATAGTCTGCAAACCCATGGTAATTAATTACTTCCAATTCTTCTTTACATCTTTTCCAATATTCCTTATTCCATTTGTTTCTTTTCTTCAATCCCTGTTTTGTTAATGTTTCAAGTTGTTTTGCTCCATCATCTGATATTTTAGGAAGTTCCAACTCCAAGCCATCCAATATGTTATCTTCTACTTTATTATATATTTCTTTCATGTTATCTGCAAATCGTTCTGCAAGTTCCATTGGTCTTTTAAACTTCTTTTTATAGATGTTCGCAAACCGTTCTGTTATCTCATATTCTGTAGGCATGTACCTTTCACTATATGTTCTTTTTACATCCAATGTTGTTTTTCCAATTTCGTGCATTTTACAATATGTGTCAAAATCTTCTTTACTTCCAAAATGTGAATCACTTGTTAGAATACATTTTATTTTCTTTCTTCTAGCCATTCCCATAAGCTCATAATCTGTTCTTTGCTGTGTACCCTGTGCATCTATCTTATATGGCTGTATTTCAACGTATAAATCATCTTTGAATATTTCCTTGAACTTATCTAACAAACGCTCTGCTGTACTTCTATGACCATTTAAAATAGCTTGTGACGTTGCGCTTGCTATACAAGCTGTTGTACATATAAGACCATCTGAATATTTTTCAAGTAACTTAAAATCAACTATTGGTTTATAATAGAATTGTTTTGTGTTTGCTTCTGTCATAATGTGACATAAATTTTTGTATCCTTGCAAGTTCTTCACAAACAAATTCAAGTGGTAACTCTTTCTTTTTGGATTTTCTTTATTGAATTTTGGTTGAAAATATATTTCGCATCCCATAACCGGTTTTATTCCAACTTCATTACATGCTTGATAATGTTTTATAAGTCCACTAATTGTTCCATGGTCACTTATCCCTAATGCTCTGTATCCTAACTCCTTTGCATGTTTTGCTAAATTTATAGACTTTCCAAACCCATCAAATAATGAATATTCTGTGTGCCTATGTAAATCGAAAAAATTTCCCATTTATATCTTCCTTTCTGTTCCTATGTTCTACTTAATTATAACAAAAGGGTTGAACTATGTCAACCCCTAACACATAACTTATTTTGTTTTATTCTTCCCAGTCATCCTCTTCTTCATCCCAATCATCAGAATCGTTTTCTTCGTCCGCTTCTTCCAAAAGGTCAATGTAATATTCTTTTGATTTCTTTGGTTTACAATCAATATCTCGCTCTTTACACAGCTTGTAAAGCTCCTGTGGCTTCATACTTTCATAATCGTTTGTTTCATCCTCTTCTTCATCCCAATCGTCTGTTTCTTCGACTTTTGTTTTAGCTTTTGTTTTTGTTTTGTTTGGTTTCTTCTTAGGTTCGTCCTCTTCATCAAAATCTTCATTGTTATCAGATGGATATGCCTTGTCAATATATTTTAAAATCGCTGAATCAGACAGCGGCTTTACTTTGTTATTTCTGAATTTTGCTTTGTCTAACGGAATAACAGAATATGTTGTGTTCTGACCTTTTCCAATTCTTTTAATCTCATAGTCTCTATCAAGAAGTGTCCCATAGTTTTCATACAATGAAGCAAGTGCTGGAACTGGTGAACAGTTATTAACTGCCGCCATTAACAATTTCACTTCTTTGCTTTCATAGTCATAGACACTCCACACATACATCTTTCTTGTTCTTAAATTTTCATCTTCGCAATACTCACAAGTTCTGCCAAATTCCTCTTGACATGGAACGTTTACACCTAAAGCAAAACTATCATGAAACTTGATTTCTAAACCATCTTCCATATCTGTTAAGAAATGAACTCTTGCTTTTGAGTCCTCTTTGAAAAACATAAACTTTCCTTTACTTGTTCCACTCTTGCTAATCTCACTTTTAATGTCTGATAACTTAATTTTTCCCATGTTGTTTCTCCTTTTATTCTTTTGATATGTTTGTTTTATACTCACCGATTTCTACCGCACAAAACTGTTTTGGATTTATGATATAACCGCCAAACTCTATATATGCATTTGCATCTTCAAGGTAACATTGTTTTATAACATTTGCTATATTACTAACTGAATCTTTTACAACTTGTTTTGCTTGTTTTACAAGTTCTGTTAAAAGCATTTCATCAAAACTTGCTTTATCCTCATTACGCATAAATCCGAATTTTGTTTCGTATTCACTACAAATCAGTTTGTACTCTTCACTCTCTTCATTATACTCTCCATGCACAACTCTGTCAATCGTTAATTTTTCCAATGTATCTTTGTGATATAAATTCATTTTACAAGTTACTTTATATTTCAGCACCATGCTTTCTGATCCTCCTAGAACACTGTTTAGCGGCTTTTATTTCTTCCTCTGACATTTCCCCCACATCCTTTTTATCAGCTGGATAATCAAAGCGTATAACATTAAAAAACCGCTTTAAATACTCTGTTCCTTTTATTCCACATTCATCATTGTCTAATGCAGATATTACTGTTGTAATTCCTTTTTGTTTTAGTTTGTTCACTTGTTCATCTGATATATGCCATCCAAGTATTGCAACAACATTTTTTATATGCCCTCTTGTTTTAAGACTTAAATAATCCATGTATCCCTCACATATATATGGAATGCAGTTCTCTTCATATGTTCCGCATAATGTGTCACGCTTTCTGAATCCCTCATTGTATAGATACTTTCTTTTCTTTTCAACATGTGGATTCATTGTTCTTCCTACCCATCCCATAAACTTTCCATTGTCCAATATTGGAAATATAAATGGATATGCAACATTGTAATTGTATTTACACTTTGAAACATTCAATGCACGTTTACTGAATCCACGTTTTTTCATGTATTCAATTATTTGTTTTTCATCCTTACTGTTTGCTTCATTCCAATCTGTTGTTTTTAATCCATAGTAATAATCCTTTGCTTCAATCAATGCTTGCTTGCTTTGTTTCTTACGTTTTCTTCTAACCTTTATCTGTAGCTTTTCTATTTTATCACTATGCAGTATTTGTTCCAATAAACAACATGCCTGTAAATCATTTAATTCTGGATGCGCTTTCATAACAAAATCTAATGCATTTCCTTTTGCTTCACATCCAAAACAAAAAAATGTTCCATCATCTAAACAGATTCGCATTGATGGGTTTATATCATCATGGAAAGGACATATTATATTAAACTCTGTTGTTGTTATTTCTTCAACAATTCCATAATAGATTAATACTTTCGCAAGTTCCTTTCCTCCATATGTTCTTATCATACATATTGTTCTAGCCTTTCTGTTCTGTTATCTTAATATATGGCTCTGATATTTCAACATCACAGCATTTTCCTAACTGCGCTTTGTCCTCTTTGCTTATCTTTCCTGTTTCATACATTCTATCTAATTCTGCTTCATCCATGCTTTCTTCAACATCAATGAACTTTTTGAACTTCTTTGCATCTACTCCACACTCTTTCAAATATTTAATGAGTCCATCCATATCATTTACTTTGTATGTTTTGTTTACAACTGTTTTGTATAACTGTTTTGAAATGTTTTGTTTTAACTTTTCAAACTTCCATGTCAACTTCTTTCTTCTAACTTTTGTTACCTTAAGTTTCACATGGTTTGTATAATAGTTCATCCCATCTTTTAATTCAATGTCAAATGTTTCTTCTCCTTTTGGTAGATTAGTAAACATAAAATTCGTAACTGCAAGCTGTTCTTTCTTCCTAACTTCATTGTAGTATTCATCAAACTTCTTTTTTTCTTGCTGTGCTTCATACAATCTCCTAACGCTCTGTTCTATCTGTGCTGTATTCATTCTTCTTGCCTGCCCTTTCTTTATATTCTTTTACTGCCTGTCTCTGTGCATATAATACTGAATTAATATCCTTTGGATACGTTCTGACATTTACATCACGAATGAAAATAAGTTCATCAAAAGATAATTCTTTTTCTTCTCCTACTGGTGTCTGTACTCTTACAAGTTCCTTTTTTCTATTTACTCCGACAACTTTTGCTGACCCTAACTTCTTCAAAAGTTGTCCATGTTTTGTTTCAATGAATCTAACATAACAAATCATGCATCCTACCTGTAATACATTATCATAAATGCGCTGTTCTTTTCTTGAACCATATTTCATTTCGATTTCTTCAAGTGTTGCAAATTTTCTTTCTTCTGTTTCCTCTGTGTTTGTTTTAACCTCTTCTGTTTCGAGTGTCTCTGCTTCAAATCCTTTTGTCTCAACCCATGCTTCATTATCTTCATTGCTTGGTGCTGGCTGTTTTTCTACTTTTGTTTTACTTTTTGTTTCAATCCACGCTTCATCAGTTTCATTCTCATAAGTATTAAGTCTGTCAATCAACTCCCGTTTTGTGAACTTGTGTCCTTTACTTTCCAATGTGAGTCCTCTGTTTCTTGACTGCTGTTTTAACTCTGCAACTTTCATTTCTTCAAATCTCATTTGTTTTGTTCTCCTTTTCTTTTTATGTCTTAATTATATCACTCTACTTTTTCTTTGTCAATATTTATTTTAAAACGATTATACAAACTATTGATAGTATATAAATCATTCCAAGCAATGACAAACAAGCTATGATATCATTGAAATCCTGTTTTGTTATGCCCCATTCTTTCCAAAAGATTTTAAATACTCTTTTGAATGTTCTCACCTTTCTTTTCACTTTCCTCTGTAGTTTTCTATAACTGTATGGTGTCATTTTGTTTTATCTCCTTTTTATGCGATTTCTACAGATTCCATAAAACTCGTTAATACTTGCTTTTGTTCGGCATCCGTTAAAAGTTCCATATCCCAAAAGGCTCTTACATATCCATTAAAATGCGCTATATATTCGTTTTTATACTCTGCAAATTTTTCACAAGAAATTAATCCCTGTTTATACTGCTCATATCTATGATGAATTCTTCCAAGCATGAACGCTCCTCTTTCCTCTATTTTGTTCATTGCTAATGTTTTCATATCCTGTTCTCCTTTTCTGTTTTATTTGTTTTCTCTTAACTTGATTTAATTATATATCAAAGGGTTGATTTTGTCAACCCCTTAATTATATTTTTTAATTGAATAAACAATATCTTGCATAGCTATAACCTTGTGTATTTACAAAAAACTTTTGTTCTGTTTTTTCATTTACAATCATTATAACATATTGTGTATAATCTTCTTCACATCCACAAGGAACATCTTTTAAAAAATTAAAATCTTTTAACAAATTATTTTTGAAATAAGTAAATTCTTTATCATTCATAATAAATGCCATTGAGCAAATCGCCTTTACATTATAATACTCATTTTCATCTAACAACTGTTCTGTATATTCCTCAAGTGTTTTGTTTTTATTCAAGATAGGCTCTGCTAAATTTAATTTCATCTCTGTTTCGAATGTTCTTTTCTTCATTTGTTTTATCCTCCTAGTTTGTTTTGTTTTATTTATTAACTGTTTACCTTTAACTTGATTATATTATAACATATTTAAAACAAAAGTCAATACTTTTTTATAAAATATTTTAAAATAAATAAAGCTATATAAAATATATAAATATATTAATTATATTATATATAATATATAGCCTTATGCTTTGTTCTATTTATTTGTTTTGTTATGTTTTGTTTCTTTCTTCCACTTATCTGTATAAGTATCATTGTATTTATCCTTATACTTCTTGTGGTATTTGTCTTGCATGTTATGAATTGCTATTACATCATATCCAGTACCGTTAAGCTGTTCGCACATTCTGTTTATTTCTTTTAGCTCTTTTGTTACATCTTGTATAAGCTTTGAAATATACTCTGCATCTGCTCCCATTCCATTATTCATACATTTCTGCCACTGTTCTTCATACAGTTCTTTTGTTTCGTGTTCCCACTGTTTATACTGTTCCATTGCACTTTTCACAAACTTAGGGAGAACACTGTCATTCACATCATCTGTTGTATATTTATTCCAATCTCTAGGAATCATCTGTGGGAACTGTACTTGTCTTAATGGGATTAACTTCTGATGAAGATTTATGTATTTGTGGTGTAGCTTTCTTTTGTTTGCACATTCATCCATGTACTGACATTCTAACTTTCTTTTAAATCCTTGTAAACCAAGGAAACAGAAATAGTCCGCAAGCTGTTCGTGGAAACTTAATGCTTTCTGCATGTGTTCATCAAGTTTTATATATACTTCTTCTGCAATGTTTTCTTGCATACGTTTGTTTCTTTGTGTTCCCATATATGGTTGCTGTTCCTGCGTATTCCATCCCTGTTCTGTGTTTGCTTTGTTTGTATTCACATTTTCGTCATATTTCACACCATTTACTTCATACATTGTTTTGCCCTCCTTATATTACTGGAAAATTATAGCTTGTCCCGCATAACTCACAGCTACTAACCATGAAAGTGCCAACATCTGTCGCAACATTTGTATGGTACACTTTTCTACTTCTTAACTGGTCTGCATGAACATTATTTCCACACTTTGTTCTAAGTACATATTGTGTTGTTCCTGTTCCGATTGTTATAGCTACCGTTTCTGCACTTGTTACTGTTGGAATTGCCTGTGCAATACAAATACACACTTTTTCTTTGTTACTATAATTTGCCTGTGGTATGTTCAAAATCAAAACACCATCTTGTACTGTTACGCTTACTGTTTTAACAAAGTGTATGCAACCACCACATCCATATCCATTATTATTGTATAAACTACATGCCATTCTATATCACCCTTTCTAATACTTTTAATTAAACGAATAGGGCGGTTTTTATGCCGCCCCTACAAATATATCACGCATAAGCGGAAAGTCTCTTAAATCATCAAATAAACGCTTTAGCACCCACATCCATTATTGCAAGCTGTTCCATAATGTGAAAACATTTGTGCGCTTTCATATGGACTGCATGTCTGATATGCAGGAATTGGTGTTGGTCTTAATGTTGAAATCAGTGTTGCGTTCTGTGCCTGCTGGCTTAACTGGAAATTAGCTGTCTGCAACTGGTCACGTAAACTCTGAATTTCATTCTGTGTCATTAATGCTCTAGTAGCATCTCCGTCTGCCTTAATAGCGTTCACAATATCACAAGTATTTCTTGCATTCTCATATCTTACAGAATCAATACTTCTCTGTGTTGTGCAACAACAATCTGCAAGCTGTGAAGCAAGTGCATTCGTGTTCTGCATTCCCGCTACTGCTACATTATTGATTGCTTGCTGTGTTCCGTTAAAACCATTCAGAAGTGAAGTATTAACTGCATAGAATCCGTCACAAATTCCATTCTCCAAACCATTCAGCTTATTCATGACTGCTTGGTTGTCAAAACCTCTCTGAATTGCACTATCTGTATATGCGCTTGCTGTACTATTCATACCATTTCCACCCCAGTTTCCAAAGTTACCTCCCCATGCGAGTAAGAAGAATAAAAAGAAAATCCAACTTCCATTGCCATCTCCGAACATTCCATTATTCTCTTTTCCAAGTGCCAATGCATCTGCTACACTTAATCCGTTTCCATCCATTCCCATAATTGTTACCTCCAATTAATAATATTTATATAAACCGCTATATGTACACTTTAGCGACTCATACCACCCATAAATGCTTGAAACTGTTTATAAGCCTGTTCTATGTCTATTCCTCTTTGCTTACATAAGTTTCTAGCTACTTGCTCAAGTTCTTGTTCTGATTTACCTTGTGCCATTTCTTCTGCCCTTTTAAAAAGCGGATTATTCTGCATCATTTGTTTGCTCAACTTCTGAAACATAAGCCACACCCTCCTTGAGTTCTTTTATTCTTTGTTTCAATTCATTTATAACATTTTCAAACTGTTGCTTAGAAACATACTCAACATTTGTTTTATTTTCTGTTGGTTTCAATATATATGTTTTAAGTTCTGCTGAACCATCTAATAGTATTTGCTTTGTGTAAATACATCCATTTGCAATATCAGTGAAAACAAACAGACTACCATCTAAGTCAATCATGCTTGCTTTCGCTTCATCATAACTTGAAACTGGTCTACCTTTTAACATCTGTGTTTGACTCTGATTCTGCATATATGGCTGTTGGTAATTATATTGCTGTTCCATCTGTGCAATTCTATTTTGTGTTAATTGTTGCTGATATGGATTCATCCCATACCCTGTATAATTGTACATCAATCACCACTCCTTTCATGCTTTTAATATATCACACTTTTAATGTTTTGAAATATAAACAAAGTATACTAGGAATAACCTTAAAGAATATGTGCAATAAAAAAGGAGTGCTTTCGCACTCCCTCAAATCATTCTACCTATTTTCATAAGCATCTTTCTATGTTTCTTTTTGATTGCTATTTCTGATAATCCTATTTCATCCGCTATACATTGCAAGGTTTTCTTCTCCTTATAATGCATCCATAGAATCTTCTTTTCTTCTTCACTTAACATTGTTTGTTCCATCAAATCACCAAACTCTTTTACAGAACTTATGTCCTTTAGTTTCGTCCTAGTTTCTGCGTTCTTTTTATCCATGCTTACCACTTCCCATGAACTTACCACATACCGGACACCTATTATGATTTCCGCCTTGTTTATTTCTATTTTTTGCAATCTTAACAGTTTTAGCTGTTTTAGTTACGTGTATTCTTGCTTTCGCCATTCTTAATTCTCACCACCTTGGTTGTGAACCGCATTATCATTATATTGATTTCCGCTTACATCATTGTATTCTGCATTTGCATTATCTCCACTTGTTTCAACATCAACATCTTTTCCATTTGTTGTCACATAATCAAATTGCGATTCATACCAAACAAAACAACCGAAACTAAATGCTGATTGTAGAAACATTAAAACAATTAAAATAATGATAATGATATCTTTTAGTTTGTTAGAACGTTTATACTCTTTCTGAACGTCTATCAGAACTTCACTAAACTCTTCCATACTTGTTTCACTTCCTTAAATTGTTGCATCTTTATATTTTCCATTTACTTTTACTTTCACAATTCCTGTACTGTATTTTCCGTCTTTTCTATACATCATACCAGTTTTATATTTGCTACTTTGTTTTGTATAACAATTCGCTTGTAGTTTAAATATAGCATACAATGTTATGTTTGCTTTTACAACATATGTTTCACTTATATATGAACCACTTCCATTTTGGTTTGTGTTCCATCCTAAAAACTCATAGTTCAATCTTTCTGCTGTTGGCAACTTTCCAATTTTATCACCATAATATACCGTTCTAACAACTGAATCCGAACTACCAACAATCCCACCATTTGAACCCGCATCAAATTTAATTGCACAGCTTATTTTCTCCCATACCGCATACAATATATAATTATCTGCATTTGTTCCTCCCCATGCTTGACCAGCACTATATGATGGCGAAGTCGCTGTGCTTGACAATGACCAACCTAGGAACGTATGCCCTGTTCTTTTTGGAATTGTTTTTGACAATGTTGTATCATATCCATAATAATAGTATTGTGTGCTTGGCGCACCCGTTCCGCCATTCGCATTGTATGATATTGAATACCTATCTCTTGCTGGAATTGTGAAGTTTACGCTTGCTGTATACGAATTTCCTCCACCATATTCTATACCTGTAAATCTTGCAGAACATGTTCCTTGTGAACTAGATGTTCCTCTATTATATGTTTTACTATACGTTCCAATTAGAACTTGGTTCGCTGTGTTCCATCCATTATTTGATGTTGTATTAATATCTTTACTTCCAATACTTGAACTTGCAGAAGCTCCCCAATCAAAATAGAACATATTAGAACTATCTTGACATGAATACTGTGACCAATACCATATTTGCACTGTTACTGTTGTTTGTGTTTTACTATTTTTGGATGTTACATAGAGTCCAATTCTACCTTGATATTGTGTACCTGTTGATGGAGAGCTCCACTGTGTACCACTTGGTGCTGACATTTATTACACCTCCTAACCAGTAATACGGATATAGATATCTCCGTCTTTTCCTGTTGAGTCGCTTGGTGCGGCTGTTCCTTGTCGAATTGTAGGCATTGCATCTATCTTTGTATTAATTTCATTAATCTGATTTTGCAGACTTGTAGCCGGGTCACTTCCCAACCTATCCTTTATTGTATCAAACCAATTATTGAACATTTCTTCAAACTGTGAAAACAAATCGGATGTGCTTATTTGCTGAACAACACCTGTTACAAATCCACATACCTCATTATATGGTCTTTTGTCTGTTATATCGGCGGCACTCACACTAGATGCGCCTACACCCTTTTTAATTGTTGCTAATTGCAATTCCTTAATTGTTGTTGTGTTTGAAACGCTTGTATCATTCTGTTTTACTTCCAACGACATTTTTCTATTTGTTTTATCCAATCTTATTACAACTGAATCGGTTTGAACATACGAAGAACTATTAACTTGAATTGTTAACGCTGTATCTTCTGTCAATTCATAATAGTAACCATCTATATATGCGCTTCCAGCTTTAACAATTACTTTTAATCCACTTTGCGCTGATACCTTTAAACCATCTGTTGGATTAACGAACACGCCATTGCTGATAAACTTTGAAAAATAGCTTGCAAAATCTTCTGCATTATATGTTCTGTCATACACACCGCTACTTGTTTCAACCGCATTAAAAAACCCATATCTTTCTGCCACAACAAATCACTCCTTTCTTTTTTATTTCCATCTACCTTTTGCATATGCTGTGAACTTCATTTCATTTGCTGATTCCCTTGAAACTGTATCAAAGGCTCTTATATTTGCCAAGCTTACTGACCAATTATATACAATTCCCCACGAAGCACCATTCCCATATTGCGCTTTTGAACATATTATAATTTCTGGCTGTTCTAAGAACTGTATAGGAAATTTCCATGAAAATATACCTTGATATAAACTGTTATATTTATTATTTATTGCCGCTGTTGTTAGCTTGTCCGAAACCCATTGTTCCAACAAGCCAGAACTCCACTTCCTATAATGTCCATTTTCATTTTCGCCCTCTTCAACAATATATTCAAAAACTTGTGTTGCTGTTTTCCCGCTTCTGTTCTCTAAATATTTAACTGTTGTTGAATTGTTTTGAACTTTGTTTATAACATCTTGTATAATGTCTGTTACGTCTTGAATTCTTGACCCATACGTAAATTCTATGTCAACAATATCTCTATCATTCTGTCTTGTTACTGTTACGTTTGTAATCTGTGCATCAATTTCCATTCCCAGTTCTTCATCCGCTACTGTAACAAAATCACCAATGTTATAATCTTTTTTATATGTGTACTGTTTTGTTATATCTGTAACTGTTGCTGTGTACTCTTCACTTAAATCATTGTCTTTGGCTTTTTCATCTGCCCTTTGTTTCATAAGCTCTTCATACTCTGCATCTGTTAGTTTTTTGTTATCTTGTTCACTTTGAATGTCTCTTGCATCAACCCATAGTTCTTTCCTATTCCACCCTTTACGCTCTCCAAAAGTAACGTCTGAATTAACATCTATATTATACCACTTTCTGTCTGTTCCCTCTCCCTCTCCTGCAATATATACTGTATTTCTTAACTTACTTCTATCAACTGTATAATCTGTGTTTGCTATATTGCTTAATGATTGAGAAAACACAACAGAACTAACCGCCTTATTTGTTCTATGTCTTGTCCTATCTTCACCAGCTCCAATTATCAATGTCCATCCATCAATGTTCTGCGGATGCTCTGTATTAATAACTACAACGTTTGGTCTTAATGCGATTCTTAATTTATCGGCTTCTGCGACTTCACTAATTTCATCCCACAAAGAACCACCTGTTACTTGTTTATCTACTGTGCTACATATTTGTTTTAATCTTTCTTCATTTTCAAACTCAACGGCAAGTGCAATGTTTCTATTTTCATCATCTGACATTATAAGGTTTTGTTTTATCAACTCTTCAATGTATTTATAACTTTTTCCTTTAAATGTCACTTGCCCTTTGATAACTCTATATTCCAGCAGTTTTAATGCAAGGCTACCTTTTATCGTAAATACCTTACTTGTTTCGCTATCACTTTCACGCTTTACTGACTCAATGACTCCGAAAACATCATTGTCAAACAAAACATAATAATTCTTTGTTTTATCCATCAAATATAAATTTTCTTTATCCAGCATTGCATTAATTGTAAATGTTCCTATTTCTCTTGCCTTAAACTCATACTGTGAATATTCATATTTGCGGAGAATGTCAACTATGCACATCGTATCATCTAATATTGTTACCATAATTCTACATCCCCCTTATGTTAAAATATTGCTCCCTATATTCAAAACTAACATCCATGACACCATCACTAGGCTGTGTTTCATATGAATAATAGTTTTTTCCTATAAGAACTTTAAATAGTTTGTAGCCAACTTCCATGTTTCCAACAATAGAAACTTCATCACCACTTTGTGTATGCAGTTTAACACTTTCTTCTCCAATGTTAGTATTTATAACAATTTCATCACCGGCAGACATGCTCAAATCAGAAAATATAATTTTTGCATCTTCTGTTATACTATTTACTTGCTGTGTTATTAACGAATCACTAATTGCTTTCATTCGTATAATACAACCGACTGGAACATCACCATTATTTTCAAACAATACAATTTTCTGCCTATGCTCAACGCCCATTGTTATTCCTTTTGTTTTAGGAATCGTTAACGGAAATTTGAACTTATTTTCAAGAACAGAAAAATTAATTGTTTTTGTTTCCTTATAAAACATTGGATTGAAACATTCAAACTCCAAAATAAACTTACATAAAACCTCATTATTTTCTTTATATGTATTAGAATATTTTGGTGGTGCTGTTGGTCTTGCATCTAAATAAAATCCATTTGCTTCAATCACAATTTCTTGGTATATAGAAATCATTCTATCAAGTTCTTCCTTTTTGTCTTGTACTGCTGTTTCGCAATTCTCCCAGTATTGCTCCCATGTATTTGCCTGTTCTACATCCTTAGCAACAACATATCCTGTTATAGTTGGTTTTCTTGTTCCAACTGTTAAACCAGCATAAGATTGCCCTATTTGATAAGGCACTCTATATGCTGACATTTCTACGCTAGGTGTATCCCAATCAATTTCATCAATGATATAATAACCATCTTTTGAATCGATAACAATACTGTCTTTTGTTACGCTATTTGTTAGTGTAACTTTTTTGACCATTGTTTTCACCACCTTTTTAAAATCCTAACAGTAACTCCCTTTTTGCTTTTTTCATTTGTCTTGCATACTCATATGCGTTTGGTTTTGTATTGTAGAAGTTGAATGTGTCTCCACTACTATTTTTACCTCTACTGTTATTATACTCTTCATTCTCCTGTTTTGTCAATACCCTTTCTCCTTTATGTAACTCTGCTACATATCCATTAAAAGGTACATAATCCAAACCATTTGCATGTTTACCATTTACACTTCTTGCGGCTGACTTTGCTTCATTTGCACCACTCACAACATTCTTGAATCCACTAACAATCCCACTAACAAAACTTCCAATCTTCCCAGCAAAATCGCTTACCCATCCGAGGATGCTGTTTCCTATACTCTTTAATCCATTCCACAGCTGTGACAGAATATTTCTACCAGCACTGTACATCTGACCGCCTATTGCAAGTATTTTACTAGGTATCTGTGATACTATACTCCAAACCTTACTAGGTAACTGTTGCATAAATGAAATAAATCTTGAAACAAAATTAGAAGCTGTTCTTGTTCCACTTTGTACAAGCTGTGAACCCCATGAAATAATTTTGCTCAATGTATTTGATAACCATGTCCACACTCTACTTGGTAGTTGAGAAAACCACTGTACTACATTCGTTAAAAAGTTTGAAGCGGCTTCTATTCCGATTTGTAACATATTTGAACCCCACTCAATAACTTTGTTTATTGTGTTCAGCAACCATTCCCATATCCTACTTGGTAGCTGTGCAAACCATGTTACAATATTTTCAATTATCACTGGCAACTCCGTTGTTGCCCATTCAATACAAGATTGACCAAACAAATATATATGTCCTAACATTTCACCGATTACATAACCAATCTTATAAGGCAATTCACTGAACCATGTTACAATCGCATTTATTGTGTTTGGTATTGTTTCATTCACAAAAGTATTAAATGCATTCGGTATTGTTTCTGTAAAAAAACTAATCACATTGTCAACAAAACCTTGTATTGTTTCAACTGCATTGTTAAATACCTCTGGAATTGTTTCTGTAAAGAATGTTTTAACACTATCAAACGCTCCTAGAATAATCTCTGGAAGTCTGCCAAAAATATCTGACACTTTGTCAAAGAACTCTTGAAACTTCTGTGCCGCTTCATCAAGTCCGAACTTCTCTAATATCTCCGCTCCAATATCTCCGATGGTGCTTAGAATTGTACTTCCAATACTTGTAAATGTTTCAACTACATTGTCAAACAATCCTTTTATTCCATCTGCAACTTGTTCAAAATCTCCTGTAAATATTCCAATGAATATATCCATTATGCTTAGAATGTTATTTAAAACAAGCTGTATAATATCTACAACCGTAGAAAAAGCACCCTCAAATACTGGCGCAAATATATCACACAATGTCTCCCATGCTGTTTTAATTACATCTGTTATACTTTCAAAGTTAAAACCTAGCTCATTTATTTTACTTACAAACTCATTCGCAAAATCTGAAAATGTTTTCTTTAGTTCATTAAACGTGCTTGTTATGTTATTTCTAAACCCTTCATTTGTTTTCCACAATGTAACAAACATTGCAACCAATGTTCCAATAACTGCAACAACTCCTAAAATTGGTGCTATTACCGAACTAAAAGTCGTTGCGATTTTTGTTATAACGCTTGGTATTCCACCCATGCTTGCTATCAATTCAGATTGCCCCATACTAAGAAGCTGTATTGTTTTTGTTACACTTCCAATAACTCCACTTGCTGTTTTAACAGCTGTAATTATAGTGCCTATTGTGCTTGCCACTTTTGATAGAATAAGTAAAGCTGGACCGATTGCGGCAATTACAAGACCCACTTTTACAATAAAATTCTGTTGTTCTTCTGACAATTCATTGAACTTTGTTACAAGATTCGTAAGCCACTGAATAAAGTTTCTTATGTTTGGTATTAATACATTTGATATAACAATTCCCGCACCCTCTAATGCTGATTTAAAAAGTGTTATATCACCCTTTAAATTATCAAGCTGTGTTTGTGCTTGTTTTAATGCAGAATCGTTTGCATTTTTCAATCCCTCTTTAAAATCATTAACTTTTTCTGTTGATGAAACTGTCATTTTGTTGAACGCTTGCAAACCATATGTTGTGAATATAGTGTTTTTATATGCGTTTCGTTCTTCTTCTGACATTCCGCTCAACTTACCATTCAATTCATCTACAACATCATTGAAATCTCTTGCATTTCCTTGTGTATCGTATACAGATACTTTTAACTCGTCAAGTGCTTTCTTAGCTGTACTTGTTGGAGTATACAAGTCCATCATTGCTCTATTCAATGCTGTTGCCGCTTCTTCGCCTGTTACATTTTGTTCTGCTAATCGTAACAAACTTAATGTTACGCTGTCCATGTTCTGTCCATAACTCTTAGCTGTTGCCGATGAAGAAGAAAGTGCTGTTCCTAATCCTCTAACATCTGTGTTCGCCATTGTTGCTCCTTTAGCAACTAAATCGGTAACACGCTTTGCTTCATCCATTCCTTTTCCAAAGCCTTTTAATGTTCCTACAACATAAGTAGAAGAATCTGCCAAACTTAAGTTACCAGCCGCCGCAAGGTTTAATACCTCTGGAAGTGCTTGCATTTGCTCTTCTGCTGTTAATCCACTCTGCGCTAATACGTTCAACCCCTCTGCCGCTTGCGTTGCGCTAAACGCTGTTGTAGCACCCATATGCTGTGCGAACTTTGAAAGGTTTTGAATCTTATCTGTTGTTGTTCCCATTGTTGCGGCAACTTGTGACATAGCACTCTCAAAATCTGTTCCTGCTTTAAGTGCCGCCGCTCCTACTCCTGCAAGTGGCAATGTTACATTCCTTGACATTGTACTTCCAACTGTAGCAAAGGCACTGGAAAGTCCTTTAAACTTTTGTTCTGCTGTGGCTGATTTATCCCCAAAAACTTTTAGGTCGTTATAAGCGGATTTAAACCCTTTTTGAAACTTACTAGAATCAAGTTCCAAGTATGCCACAGCAGTTCCCATATTAACCGCCATTTTTTTCTCCTTTCAAACAATACTTTTATTCATATTGTTTATAAAAATCTTTAAAATTGTTGTAGTGTTTTGTTCCCGCTTTTTTGTTCTGTTCTATGTAATGAGGCTTTTCTCCCTCTGTTAGTCTCAATGTTAATTCACAACAGGCTTCGTTAAAACAAAAGGCAGTATAACTGTCCTCTATCCCCAGCACTTCACTAGGTAAACATTTATACTGCCTTGATATTGCTAATACGCTTTCTATCTTTTTACTCTGTACGAAAGGATTCTAATGCTTTTACCCCCTGCTGTGAGTAGTTGAAAATAAACATCATCTGTTCATCTGTAAGCTCAATCCCTGTACTTTTTACTTCGTCATACGTCGGCTCTACAAAAGTTTCACTTGCAATTAAATCAATTACATCATAGATTTCTTGCATCATACTATTTTCTTCTGTGTCAAGACTTCCACTCTGTACGAATAACTCATTTGTTTTAACAAGTAATGAGTTTGGAATCTTTCCCTGTTTTGCCATTCCCAAAATAGATGGTCTTTTAAGTTTTGCGATAAAAGGTTGACCCTCTGCAAAATCTGGAAGTCTTACAATGTTACCATTTGCATATTGTTTCAACTGCTCCAAACTTGTTACCTGTTCTGTTTTTGTTGTTCTTGCCATGTTCTCATTCTCCTATCTTTTTTTGTTTTAGTTTACTGCTAAACCTGTTTCTTCTGTTTCAAAATCATCTGACAATGCAGACACATCTGTAAACTGCGGAAGTGTTTTTGTATAAGAGATTTTATACGGTGCTT